TTTCTCCATAAAAGATACTAATTTTTAGGCGAATTTTAATTCCGCCAATGAGTTCATATTAAACAATTTAAATATTATAAGTATGGTTTCTTGCAAATAGGAAAGCCCCGTCCACCATGTTGTGAGAGAGGATGGACAGGGCTTGTTTCGCCTACCCACAAATGTAACGGAATGGGCTTGACGAAATATGACTCCACGCTTGGAGCTTATAACCATTTGTTTAATATGTCTTCTTTATTCGTCAGTCGTGCTCGTGACTTCACAACCTTGTTATTTTCGGCTGCAAAGTTAATGCTTTTCTTGTTAACATGCAAACGCTTTAGTGTTTTATTTAAAATGTTAACGTTTGTTTTACTATGGAGGACTTCTGCCCTCGCCAGCACGACCAGCTATCGTGGCACGTTGCTGCACATTACTTCTTCTTTCCATTGCTCACGGAATTTAATTGTTAAACATCAAAGATAATGTGCAGTTGTTCAGGTGTGCCTCACCTTATGTTATGTTACGCTACCATTGATAGCATTTCATTAGATTGCATCTGAATCCATTGACAAGCATCCTTGCGGAAAAAGATGTCCGAATCGAACCGCTTGCCATCCACGATAATGTAATTACCCTTACACTCGAACTTGTGGTTTCGGGTCAATGGTATCAAAAGGTACGTATTACCCTCTTTCTTGTCGTACACTATCGTCAAATCCGTGCCGATAACCTGTGATACCACCTTGCGCTCATCTGAGCTTAAAACGCCAATCTTGCCATCATGTTTAACGTAAAGAGCATCCATCAAATTCTTATCCATATCTCTTAAATATTTAATGTTCAAAGTCCGGTGCAGTTTAGCGTGTGCCTCACGAAATCTATTACAAGTCACACTCGTATGAGTATTGCTTTTTCAGCTTGTTCAATGCGTTCTCGGTAACGTAGTAGATGTTATCGAAATATTCGCTTTTCTTGATGCTTCGGCTTTCCTTCAGCTCTACCTTGTGATTGAATGTCACTTCGTAGCGGTTTGCAATGCTTGTAATCAGGAAATCGACCTCACGCTTATGTCTGTCCAGCTCGGTCTCTTTATACTCACCACGCTTGATAAATGCGTCCTTGTTCGTTTCTTCGATGGTAGCAACCATGTTGACTTGCATCACGATAATCTTTGCGCTCATATCTAGTTTCTTTTTAATCGTTAGAAATCTGTTATGCAACTCTCATAAGGTTTGCCTTCTTGAAGCAACGCCATTCTTCTTTCTCGGTATCAAAGTACACTTGGCAAGTGTCATTCATCTTGCGACCTGCACCCAGTGTAGCTGGGGTAACCTTCTCACTCAATGTGCCGAATGCCTCACGCAAGCTGCCATCAACCTTCTGGAAGTAGAACTTCACGATGCGCTTCTTCATCTGACCCTTCAGCTTGATGTTCATCCAAGCGACCTTTAAAGCCTCGCTCATTGTGTAGCCATTCTTCTTGATGAACTGCCAAGCAAGCTTCATTACCTCACTCAATGTATTTCTTAATGTAGTAGCCATAATCACTATACCGTTTTACGAGTGCCGACTCGGAGGTGCAACCTCAGCTAAATTAATAATGTTCTTGTGACCTTTGTTACTTAATCACGATGCAAAGATAAACCAAAAGTTTTAGTTTACCAAATAATTTTGCATAAAAGTTTAATATTTAGGCTAACTTTAACACCCGTTAGTAAAACTATTGGTTTATTTTATATATTTTAAGTAAATAATCGGTTTATTTTTTGTACCTTTGCACCATAATCATTTAAACTAAAAGTTTATGGCAACAAAAGTTAGTGAGGATATAAATTTGAACCTCAAAGATATATTAAAGGAGAAAGGGGTTATGTCTAAGGATTTGGCAGAATACTTAGATATATCAACCGTGGCAATGAGTAAGATTATAAACAACAAGACTACCCCGTCATTGGGTACATTAGCCAAGATTGCAAAATTTCTCAATATGAAGCTATCAACACTCTTAGGTGAAGAACCTCTAATTATAAACAATGCAAATGATGATTTCATTGCCCTTATAAAACAAGGAAATGATTTGTTTTCAGCCTCATCCATCGCTGAGGCTAGGGTCGTGTTAGATAAGTTGGAAAACAAAAAGGAGGGGAAATAGTATTCCTCTCCTTCAACACTTCTATTCATCCTCCTTGTTGGTTTTGTGCATTATTGCGCAAAACTTGATAATTAATACCTGTTCGCTATTCATTAAGGTATGAACGGCTTCCTGTTTATCGTATTTAAAATAGTTTCAAATATATTCCTCTACAATAAGCCTACAATCTTCAAAACCTCATCGAATTTATCATCATACCAAGCAGGTTGTGTCTCCGACTGGTTGCTTGGGTTTCGTTTGTTTTCCCCAAAAGCCAATCCCTTTTTCGTGATATTCTTGTAAGGCTTCATCTTGCCCTTAGAAGACTTACGATATAAGGTTTGCAGCAATCCTTCCTTTTCAAGTAACTTATTAAACGCTTGTGCGGAAATCTGCACGCCATGCTCTTTCAGTAACTCGCTTGCTGAATGGAAAATTCCTTTATCATCTACATAATCGGGAGTTGGCAATCCAAGTGGGTCTGTAACAGACTTCAACATCATTAGCTTGCTTGCATCATTAAGATTGAGGAACTTAGCAGAAAACTCTATAACCTTCAGTTTATCTTCGAGAAGTGTTGTTTGTTTAGTGGCAACCTTCTCGCACTCGATAAAGTACTTTCGTGCCATTCTTCCCTTCTCGTTATTTTCTACCATTGACAACTCTTTTGCCATATCAAGGGAAAGCGCATACTCGATTGTCGGTCTTCCACCTTGGGGGTTTTTGATAAATCTGTCAAAAACCTCATAGTCTTGATTCTCAACAAAACCATATTTGTCGATACGTCCCTTAATCCAATTGGCAAACTCTTGTTTGCTCTCCAAGAAATCATGAAGCTCTCTTGCATTAACGGCTCTTTGTCCGTCCTTTTCCGTAATCTTAATAATCTCTTCCATTTGTTTCTTCTTTTCAGTTTTTAACGTGTGTCTCACGCTCTAAAAATTAAGCTATTATTCCTATAATGTGGAAATCGGATGCAAAGATACGACTTTTTAGTATAACTTGCAAGTATATTAATGCAATAAAGATTATTATAACAAAATATAACAGATAGTATAATAATAGTTAAATATAAAGACGAACAATGGCGGTTTCGTATAAAAGATGTACTTTTGCATACTAGTATTCCGCATCATCCATAGTTGGAGCTAGGGATGTGCTGGATAAACTAGAAAGAGTTAAGTAACGTGGGGTGTTCCCCACAAAGTTCAATAATTAAAAGTATGGGATTATGAAGAAGAACGTTTTATATGGTTTGCTGCTTTCCATCATTTTTGTAGCAACAAGCTGTAATAACCCTCGTGACATAAAGGAAATGCTTCAAGAAAAAGGGTATAAAAACATATCTGTTACTAAAGTCGATAGTTTGAAATGGTTTGATGATAAGATTTCTGATAAGGAATATCAATTTTATAAGGTTGAGATGAAAATAGATTCTATAATCAAATCTATTCCTAATAAATTCGATTATGCCTATGAAGAGAAAGTAGATAGAGATATTCAACCATTGGCAGCAGCTTGCTATTCTCTTATACAAGATGTAACATCTTCGAAAACAAGGGAATTTTGTGATAATGAGGGAAAAGAACAAAAGCATGTAGGAATGCTATTCCATGTTAGGATGGTTGTCCTAGGGAAAAAAGATGTTTATGTTGTAAGAACAGACAAGAATGTCACGAAAATCTTATATATAGAACCTGCCGAAAGACCAGATTACAACATCTTATTTAGAAATGGTTTGTTTGGCACATTACAAGACTTATAATATAATAAGGTGTAATTTTAAAAATAAGTTTCTAAAAGAAAATAAAGTTTAAAAGAATAAAGAAATACACTAAATAATTTGCGTGTTTCAGAAATTATGCTTACCTTTGCAAACGAAATCAGAAATGGTTTAGCCGTGAAGTCGTGAGCATGGTTACTGGGATAAGAAGAAATTTAGAAGTCTTCGGACTTTTCTATACTTTTAGCCTCGTTCGCTACTCACGACAATAAGCGGGCGGGGCTTTTGTTTTGCCCCAAAGGTAAGAGGCATACCTGTAAAACTGCCGTGTTTAATTAATAATTATGTAGAGTAATGAAGACGATTTCATTGAAATTGGTAGGCACTAAGCCTTTGATGGTTCACAATCCAAGAGTAGTTGACCCATTCGACAAGTACAAGAAACTTTTGCAGCCATTGACTAGCAAGCGAACAAAGACAGATGATGATTTGTTGGAGATTTGCCGATTGCAATTCCTTGCGTCCTTGTACTATCGCAATGGCGAGTATGTGTTACCACAATCGCACGTAGAGGGTAGTTTTCAAGCTGCTGCCAAAGAACGTAAGCTTGGCAAGAAGTTTGAGCGTTCCTTCGGCCTTTATGGTGATGGTGTATTGCAATTCAAGGACAACGACAAGACACCGGAAGAACTTTTTGAAGTTGGTCGTACAAAGGAGGGCTATTTTGACCCATCAACTTCCTATGTTGACACAAGAGCGTGCGGTATCAAAGGTTTTGTTAAAGTCCCTGCAACAAGAGCGATATTTCCAGAATGGTCAACGGAAGTTACTTGCTGGTTCGATGAGACGCAGCTGAACGAGGAGGAAGTATTACAGGTGGCTGAGGTTGCAGGCCTTCGCTATCATGTCGGTACTTACAGAAAGCTTTATGGAGCGTTTAAAGTAGAAAAGAAATAATTTTTATAAAATGAAAAAGGTGTAGTGTGGTTAGGCTTGGTGAGGTGAGGTCTAGTAGGGTGAGGTTTGGTTAGGTAGGGTGAGGTTTGGTAAAGTTTGGTAGAGAAGAACACAATGATGGTCGTAGGCGAGGTTCGACTCCTCGCCATTGTGCAAAACATTGGTACGGTATGGTCTGGTGGGGTAGAGTGCGGTGAAGAGCGGTTCGGTAAGGTCGGGTAAGGTATGGTGAGGTAAGGTTTAGTAGAGACGAACTCCCTACATGGTGGTTATCTAAGGTTCGATTCCTTAGTAGGGAGCAACATTAAAAGAATGGAAATATGAAAGAAGATACGAAAAATAGTTTTGATGGTTTGGAGGAAGAAATTCTTTCTACATTTAAAGATGGTCAATTGATTTCGCATGAATGGATGAAGTCAAAGTTTGGTATTACTCCTTTACGTTGGGATGATTACAAGGATGTCCAGAAGCTATTCCAAGCCAAGGATAAACAGCAGTTTGATTATATGACCTTGGTAGATAAATTGCGTTGGGATATGCTGAAGCGAAAGAAATGCTATCTTAAAAACATTTATGGTGATGGCTATGTGATTGTCCCAAAGGAAGAACAGGCTGAATATGGATTCACTCAAACGATGAAGGAAATCAAGGAGTCCTTGCGCAAAGGTGCTTTGATAATTGGAAATGTGAGACCTTTGCCAATGTTTGCCGTATCATCCTATAATGATATTAAAAGCCGTTTCAGCACAATAAAAAGCGTGTTGTCTGCGTTAAAGCTATAGAGCCGCAACCTTTTAAGCGTGTGGCTTCAATTGTTATATAGAACTCAGAGTCTTCTGCATGTGAATGTAGAAGACTTTTTGTTAATTGAGGTTAATATAACAAAAAAGTTATCCTTTTATTTGCATATATAACAAAAAAGTTATATCTTTGCATTGTCTTAAGGACAAAAGAGGTCTTTTACTTATTTATTAATTTCTTCTATATATGATGAAGACTAGTCAATTATTGAGAAAGCTGACCCAAGCAGGTTGCTATGTGGTTCGGCATGGTGGTAATCACGACATTTGGTTTAGTCCAACAACAAAACTTAAATGTCCAGTGCCACGGCACGGCAGTCGTGAAGTTTCTCGAAAGACTTACGACAGTATTCTTGAAAGATTGCTTGGGCTTTAAGCCCAGCAATTTTTCGCTTATATAGCAAGAAGTTGATATGAGTTTAAGACTTCTTTTTAAAGTTTAGAATTGGAATTATGGCAACAAAGGTAATTATACAAGTAGAAAAGTGTAAAGAAGAAAAGAATTTTTCTTGCTATATGGTGGATAAATTTCCAGACTTCCATCTAGTCGGATTTGGCAACTCTGCAAAACAAGCGATGGATGATATTTTTGTAGCAAAGGAAGAGATTAAAGAGCTTCTTGAAGAAGAGGGAAAGCAAATGCCTGAATTGGTGTTTGAGTTCCGGTATGATATAGGTTCTTTCTTCGATTATTTTTCATATCTGAATATAAATGGTGTCGCAAAGAAAGCTGGCATTAATGCTTCTCTGATGCGTCAGTATGCAATGGGAATCCATGAGCCTAGCAAAAAACGTAAGCAGCAAATTCTTGATTGCTTACATGGAATTTCAAAAGAATTACAGACTGTCGTGATTTGACGGTCTTTATATATAGAAGAAAAATAAGTAAACAAAACCGAGCCTTCTGCATGTGAATGTGGAAGGCTTTTTTGTATCTATACCTTAATCTTTGCACTTAAATCCTTAGTGAAATAACATACTTTAATGCCTTCGTTATTTCTAAGACTATTAGCTAATTTTGCCAAATAAAAAGTAAAGAAATGGCAGAATTAGAATTTAACCTCCGAGCGAATTTCTCCCAAATCAAGGAAGCCAAGGAAGAGCTTGAAAGATTGCGTGGTGAGTTGTTGAAGACTTCGAGAGCGACAGATAAATCTGTGGTTCAAGACCTCACGGATAAATATGCGGAACAAAAGCGTAAAGTAACCGAATTAAACGAAGCAATGGGTCGTTATGTTATGGTAACGAGCAGCGATTATGCAAAGAAAATGCAATCTTTGACAAGGGAAGTATATGCTTTTGAAATGCAAGCCGACACGACCAGGCGAAAGATAGAGAAGCTTTCAGGCGAGATAGCGAAAATGGAAAGCAAAATGCGCAGAGGTGGTCTTGATGTAGGAACAAGCGCAATTCTTTCTGATAATATATCATCCGGCTATGCCTCGTTGAAAGATGAAAAGGCTAGATTGGAGAATCTTACGGGATTAAGCAAGCAAGCGAGACAAGAGTTACAGAATATGCAAACGGAATACGCTAAGTATTCGGGTTCTGTATCTCCTGCTAAGGATATGACCAATCAAATGACAAATGCATTTGCCCAAATGATTGCTGAAATGAAGCAAGCTCCTACAGTCGGTGAAGGTATTTCCTCATTGCTTGGTCGTTTGAATGGTGATGCAAGACAACTAGCTATGAGTTTAGTTGGAGGTCTGGGCTTTGAACAATTGGCTGAGCACATCTTTAACGTCCGCTCTCAATTCCAGCAATTAGAAATTTCTTTTACAACGATGTTGGGTAGTGAGCAAAAGGCTGGTGCGCTTATGGATGAACTTATCCAAACTGCTGCTCGCACACCTTTCAACATGACAGATGTTACTGAAGGCGCAAAACAACTTTTAGCATATGGAATTCAAGCCAATGAAGTAAATGACACCTTGGTACATTTGGGTGACATTGCTTCCGGTTTGAATATTCCTCTAGGTCAGCTCGTTTACCTTTACGGAACGACCGTTTCGCAAGGAAGAATGTTTACAGTGGATTTGCGTCAGTTCATGGGTAGAGGTGTCCCTTTGGCAGAAGAGTTGGGTAAAATTTTACACCAAAACACAACGGAGGTTCAAGAGTCTGTTTCCAAGGGTAAAGTGACATCAGACATCTTCAAGGAAGCTATCGCCAACATGACGCAAGCAGGTGGACGCTTCGGAGGCTTGATGGAACAGCAAGCCGAAACCCTTCAAGGTCGTTGGTCGAACATAGAAGATACGATAGACCAAGCAATCAACTCTATAGGACAAAAGACACAAGGAATCTTTGGAACAGGTCTTGACTTAATATCTTCTCTGATAGAGAATTGGGAAACTTTGGTTAAAGTTATTGGTTCAGCGGCTGTTATGGTCGGAACTTACAAAGCTGGCTTGATGGCAGCGGCAAGCATTCAGAAGGTTCAGAATGCTATGACAATGGCATCAATCACAGAGGAACTTGATTCTAAGTTAGGAGAGGCAAGAGACCAAGAAAACAACTTCCGTTCCTTAAATGGTAAAGACACCAAGCAGTATCGGGCAAATAGATACAAGGCTTTAGGTGATGCTATTGCCGATACGTCAAACATCGGTGATGATAAGACCGAGGAAATCGTCTCAAAGCAAATTGAGATGGCGAGAAACGAGGGGCTTATCACCGAGCAGATGGCTCAACAACTCCAAACAAAGCGAGATTTATTGGTTGCCCAGCAAAAGGCTGCTGATAATGAGCGCATGGAGTATGAGAACGCAAAGCGGACAAAAGAAATAGAAGAGGAAGCCGCACGACAGAAGAGAGCCGATGCGGAAATGGCTGCTGAAATTAACGCAAAGGCTGCAAAGAAAGCCGCTATAGATGAGGCTAACAATACTCCTTTGGGTAAGGCTATTCTTAACACCAATGCTATAGAGGAAAAGAAGAAACAGGCAGAGGTAAGCATTGAATTAGCCAAAGAAGAGGCAAGGGAACAACATGGAATTGTTGAGGAAATCGGTGCTCAAATCAAGAAGCAAGAAGAACTTGTAGCCGCAAAAAAGGAGCAGGTAAAGTCTTCATACCAAAACGTGACTGATTTGGGCGGTTATGATGATGGCTTTGGTGATGATTTGAAATTACGAGACCAAGCTGTAAATCAATATGTAGCTGAGCAGCAAAAGTTGAACGACCTCAAACAGAAGAGCTACGAGGCTTCTCAAAAGGCTTATCTCGCAGACCAAAAAGTATTGGGTATGAAAGAAGACCTTAAAGGCGTAACCCAAGAGCTTAATCAAGCTATAGAGGAGGAAAACCGAATATATGGAGAAACTGGCTCTAATGCGGACGAGATAAACAAGCTGGTGAATGAGGGCGTTGCGGCAAAAGAGGGCGATACGGCTGCGTCTAATGCTAATACTACTGCCAAACAAGGGAATACGGCATCTGAAAATGCAAACTCTGCGGCACGAAACGCTAATATGGGAGCTACCACAAGGCAATCTGCGTCTAATGCGGCAAACACAACCACAGAGAATGTTAATTCTGCGGCTACCAGAGCAAATACGGCTTCTCAAAACGTGAATACAAGTGCGAAGCAACGCAATTCCTTTGTAACAGGAATGATGTCAGTTGGCACAAAGGCAGCAACCTTGGCTCAGTCGGCTTTTTCTTGGGCAACTAATGCTTTGACAACAAGCTTGCGTAGTCTTTGGGCTGCAATGATTGCAAATCCTTTAACTACCATCGTTACTCTGGTGAGCACAGCTATTTCTGTATTCTCTATGTTTGGTGACGAAACGGAAGATGTTGCGACCAAGACTGCAAACATGGGGAATAAAGCATCCGAGGCTAGTGCCAAGGTTCGTTCCTTGTTTGCTATCTTAGGGGCAGGCAAGGATGTGGAAAACCACAAAGAGACCATAGATGCATTGAAAAGCGCATACGAAGAGTATGGCGTAAAGCTCGATGAAACAATTATGAAGTCAGAAAACGAAGCTTCAAAGGTACAAGAGCTGATGAAGCATAAGGAAGATTTGATAGGTGTTATCGAAGAGCAAACTATTGCTATGGAACATCAAAATGCCGTGCAGCAAGCATATGAGGGCTACGATTCTGCGAGAAATGATGCAAAGGCTGATTTTATAAAAGCAACAGATGATATTTTGGATTCCACACAGGCAGGTCTTGCTAGTACATTATTCAAGCAGTCTGATTTAGATTTAATGACTCAATATCAAGAGCAACTATACAAGTTGAATATTGGAACAAAGGAATACCAATCTACGGTTGCTAAGGTAAAAGACTTAAAAGAAAAGATGATGGTTACTTTGAATAACTATTATCATGGTCTTGAACTTTCTGATGAACAGATTCAGAAATTGCAAGGTAGTACTGAACATCTGATGTGGGATTACGAGAAGGCAAATGAAACATTGCGTGATAAAATTGCTACTGAAAACAAAGCAAAAGTTTCTGCTGAGAATGCTAGTAAAGAGGTAAGAAAGCTTTCAGATAGTACAAAGGAGAATGCCGAACGTAACAGGTTGGCGAAAAAGTCATTTAAGAAAATGGCTATTGAAATGGATGAAATCCGAAAGATTTGCGAGAGAACGTATCATATGAAAATCAAGGTGGATTATGATGATAAATCATTGCCAGCTTGGATTAAGAATATGTCTCAGAGCCAAAGAGCAGGAAGTGCAAGAGCAAGATTGGCATGGTTGAAAACCCATAAGCCAGGAGATACAACAAAGAAGTTTGGTGGAACAAATAAGGATTATTGGACTATTTATAATGAAAACCGAGGGCTTCAATACAAGGGGGAAAAGGTAGAGAGTGCACCAACCGAGACCGAGGCTCAGAGAAAGAAACGCCTCGCTGTTGAAGCCAAGAAAAAACGTGAAGCGGAACGTGCGGCAACTAAGGCTGAGCGTGAAGCAAATCAAAAGGAAACGATGGCTGGCAATAAGCGCAAGGCTGAGGAGGACTATTCCAAGTCTATTTCATCCTATTCGGAGAAAGCTATCCAAGATATGACCAAAAATCGCATCAATGCGATGAATGAGGGCTATAGTAAGGAATTGGCTCAGATTACCGAGAATGCCGACAAGGAGAGAAAGGCGGTAGAAGATGGTATAGACAAATTGGTTGAGGCTAGGAAAAAGCGTGACCAAGCTGTTTGGGTTAATTCCGGCAAAGGTCGTAAGGCTAATATGTGGAAACAGAGCAAAACCGATGAAGAGTACAAGAATGAGGTTTTGAATGAAACCATGAAGGATAGCAAGGGTAATCTGGTTAAGGTAAATGGCATGGAGATGACCATAGGTATGAACGTTGCTAATCAGATGAATGCAATTCGGGATAAGGCTGTAAAGCAGAATGAGGATGTGCTTGCTAAAGAAGCGCAAAGCATGTACGATTATCTGAAGACTTATGGCACATTCCAGGAGCAGAAGTTAGCTATTGCTGCCGATTATGCTAAGAGGATTAGCGAGGTTGAAAACTCTACGGATTCGGACTCAAGCAAGCAATGGAAGATAAAGTCTTTGAAAGAAGAGCAGAAGAAAGAGACGGATTCGGTTGAGGCTAGTGCTATTATGCAGAAGATAGACTGGTATCAAGTCTTCGGAAATGTTGGTGGCATTATGAAAGATGCGCTTGTTCCTTTATTGGCAGATCTGGATAAGTTCGTAGGTACGGATAAGTTCCAAAATTTGGGTGCAGACCAGCAGAAGAGTATCGTTGATGCTATGCAGAATATCCGTAATTCGATTGGCAATACAAGTGATTTAGGTTGGAAAGACCTTGCAAGGGATGTTGTAGCTTATCAAGATGCTCTGAAGAATGCGAAAATTGCACAAGAGGAATACACGAAAACGGAAACTTTGCTTATACCTCGTATTAAGGTTTTGCAAGAACAGATTGAGAATGCAAAAAAGTCGGGCAATGTTGCAGAGCAAACAAGGCTACAAGAAGAATTGAATAAAGTTCAAGGTCAGTTAGCGGAGTCCGGAAAGAAGATTGTTACGGCTAACACAAAAGTTCGTACTAGTGGTCAGAAGTTGGCTCAAACGACACAGAATGTGACACAACCGATTTCTGCTATCCATGAGTTCCTTTCTACTTCTGGACTATCCGATTTGGCATCTCTTTGGGATAGTTTTGACCAACTTAAAGGTGGAATTGACGGATTGAAAGCTTTAAAGGAGGCTAAAAATGCGGCTGACGGACTGAAGGATATGGGTAAGGAAGCCGCAGATGCTGCCGCAGATGCTGGCAAGAAAGCTGGTGATGCACTAAGTGAAGGATTGTCAAAAGCTGGACTAATAGGTCAAATCGTATCTGCCATCTTGAAGATACTTGATGTTTTGAAGGATGGTATCGGAACATTGATTAGCAGCTTGATTGATACAGTTCTGAATGCGGTCAATGGTATATTGAAGAATATCCTAAGTGGTGAGTTTATTACACAGATAGGAGGGTCTTTGGTAAGCGGCATTGGTAATATTCTCAATACAATATCGTTTGGTGGATTCAATAGTTTGTTTGGAGTAGGTGGAAACGCAAAAGAAGTAAACCGGACTATAGACAAATTGACGGCTAGGAATGAAATCTTGACGGATGCAATAGACAGATTACGTGACTCTATAGACAAAACTAGTGGTATCAAAGCCGTAGAAGACGCTGAAAAAGCTGAAAAACTTCAAAAGGAAAAAGAGCAAAACTTAAAGGACATCATGGTGGCGCAAATGGGTTATCATGGCTCTCATGGAAGTTTTAACCATTATTTCCGAGGATTTTCGCAAGAGCAAATCAATAAGGTGTCTGAAGCGATAGGTAGACAATGGAATGGAAACCTAAGCGACATACGGTCTGCTGATGAAGCTAATGCGTTGTTGCAAAATCCGGATATTGTTAACAAGATTCAGAACACTGGTAAGGGAAATTATGGAGGAAGAGTCCTCGAAAAGTTGAAAGATTATGCGGCTGAGGCAGGAACATTAGAGGATATTGCTGATGACCTTGCAGAAAGCTTGACGCAAATATCTTTTGATAGTTTGAAGAGCGAGTTCATAGATACTTTGATGGATATGAATTCCTCTGCTCAGGACTTCTCTGATAATTTCTCCAAGATGCTTATGCAAGCCGTTCTGAAAGCTAAGGTAGATGATTTGTTGGGTAATGATATGCAAGCATTCTATGATGAGTGGACGGAGCGAGCTAAGGCAAATGGTGGCAAATTGTCTCAGACGGATATTAATGAATTGAAGGGAAGGTACGATGAAATGGTTCAAGAAGGACTGAAGATTAGAGATGAAGTAGCCGAAATAACTGGTTACAAGCAATCTTACGAGCAGTCCGCTTCTTCCGGTTCTTTTGAATCAATGAGTCAAGACACAGGCGATGAGTTGAATGGTCGTTTTACAGCGGTACAAATTGCCACAGAGGGAACGTATGAGGAAACAAAGCTCATAAATACCAAGTTGGATGCTATTGCGGCTCGTGATGGTGGCGCAGAGGGTAGCTTACTAACAGCTAGCGTGAATACTATTATGGGTAATGTAGGTAACATTTGGTTAGCTGTTGATGAGGGTAGAACTATCCTTGCACAAAGCTTAATGTACTTGCAGTCGATTGATGAGAGACAAGAGCGATGGCATAAGCCTATGTTGCAAGCATTCAATGATATACACGAATTGAAAGACAAGATGAGTAGATTGTGAACTTAATATGTGCCATGTTTAAAGCAGGAGGGGAATGCGTGACGCACTCTCCTCCTTATTATTTGTTGTAGAGTATTACTTTGTTTTTCACAATATAGATAAGTGTTGTTAAACTGAGTGCTAATTTTTGGTAGAGTGGAATATAATAGCTATCTTTGTGGTCGAATTTCAAAACTTATAAGGACATGAAGATATTAGAACCAAAATATGAAATCCTATCCCAAGGTGAGGGTATGGATGGAGTTTACAAGCAGATAGAGTTATGCGGTCGCACTTGCTATGCGTCAAGTATGAAGATAGACAAAGACAGTGCAAAGCCTTTCGTTGAGCGTATGGTAAGCAGCAACCATCTTGCCATGTGTGAGCATGGAACGATTTACCTCCATGTAGCCTATGAAGAAGGATTTTTTGTGCCGGAGTCTTTATTGGTCAAGCACTATCGTGAGAACAAATATTCAAAGGTGATGCAGATAGGTAACGATTACTATATCACAACCAACTACAGAGTGATAGTTGAAAATAATTGGTTTGAGGATTTGGACTATATCTGCGAGCCTACGGAATGGCATGAGAAGCGAATAACCGTCCGCTTTACTACTCAGATTGCGGTAAGTAGAGAGGCTAACAGACATCGTGTAGATTCCGTAGCGGAACAAAGCACTAGATATTGCAACTATAGTAAGGATAAGTTCGGAGGCGAGATTGCTATCAACAAACCAAAGTGGGTTGGTGAAGATGATGCGGTTAATCCATCGTCTTTTGATGGTGGAACATTTGTTGACCTATCAAAGAACATCGGTAGTTATGAGCATTGGAGTCCGGTAGAAAAATGGTGGTTTGCCAATAGAGTATGTGAAATGATGTATTTGTCTTTGGTTAAGGATGATGGTTTAAAGCCACAAGATGCGAGAACTGTTCTTCCTCTTGATACCAACACGGAGTTGATTCATACCGCATTCGTGAGTGATTGGCTTCATTTCTTCGATTTGCGATCAAAAGGAACTACTGGAAAGCCTCATCCAGATATTGAGGTCTTGGCAACCCCATTGATGAATGAGTTCAAGGAACGAGGTTTGATTTAATCGCTTATGAAGAAGAAAGCCAAGCAAATAGCCAATGTGATGAGCAATGACTCTTTGGAGGTTGTTGCTCAGATGATTGTTGATGAGGCTAAAGGTGTGCGCTATGAAGTGTATGCTGATGGCTCTAGTAAGAACAACAAGTGTGGTTGCGGTTGGCTTGTGCTTCATAAGGGAGCGATTATCAATAGTGGGAAATATACATTTATCACAGCCAAAGTGAACGATTCGGTGAGAGCCGAAATAAGGGCGGTCATTCAAGCATTGGGTGATTGCCCTCCTTTGTGTTCTGTTGATGTATATGTGGATTGCCAAGTGGCTATAGAGAGAATACAGGCTTGCAAGTTAGGAGACTTACAGCCTATATATAATAAGGTAGCGAAAGGCAAGGTGATAAGATACCATTGGGTTAAGGCTCATAGAGGTAATATGTATAACGAAATGGTGGATTCTTTGGCTTTTTCTGCTACAGAAAGTTAATTTTGTGCCTACATATATAATAAGCGTTAAAATATAAAAGAAATACATTAAATAATTTGCATGTTTCAAATATTCTTTGTATCTTTGCATCGTAATTAAGAAACAAGGTTACTAATTTTAAAAGGTGAGACACACCGTAAAAACTGTGATTCGTTATGAATACTAGATTGAGTAAGAAAGAGACAATGGTTTATGGCAACATCGGAGTGATGGCTGACGTAATCGGAGGTAATAAGTACTTTACTTTTGCAGATTTGTATGATTTCGATTTGGATAATACCAAGGATGAGTTGAAAGAAATATTAAACTCTTTGACCGAGAAAGGTTACTTAAAGAGTTTTAATGATTTCGATAAAACTTATCGAGTTTTGAAGTAAGAACACAAAGGGGATCCAAAATCCCCTTATAATATAAATTAAGAACGTGAGACACACGTAAAACTGTATTGAAAAAATGAAAAAGGTATTCACGATTGAGAATGCATTAACGCTTTTGTTTGCTCTTGAAATAGTATCATTAATATTTTTTCTAGGATAGGGCTTATGCAGATTAAGTTTGGTAAGATAAAGTTTACTGCGGCTAAGTCCGAAAAAGGATGCCGCTTTGATGCTTGCTACAAAGGTGAGCATGTGGCTTTTGAGAGTGAAGATATGTCTTTGTATGATGATGTATTTTCTGATAATAACAGAAGAGCAAAGGCTGCAAAGAGAGTGATTTACGAGAATATAAAGCATAAGTATTATGAAACTCATAGAGATTAGCGATTTCAAGGCTGCTGATGAATTTGTCGTTGAGGCAATGATGCATGATGGCAAATTCAAGGTAATAGGCAAGGTTATCACGGATAATAATCTTCTGAATGATGATGATTTGGAAACCATCTGGGATTATGCCAACTGGGAGACGAACGGCTATGAAAAGATGGTTGTCTCTAATGGAGTGTACAAAGGCTTGAAAGCATTCAGCGATGGGCGTTTGTTCTATGTTATCACAGATGATGAGGCTGGAGTGGTAAACGACAATATCATGGTACGTAAGCATTACGATGTCAACAATGGCTATTATATTAAGTCTTCAAGGTTGCACAAGGAGCTATCCAAGGATTTGTGGTGCTTCGGTAGCCGTGAGACTATTGAGAACGAATATAAGTCTAACCCATTTATTTGTGGTAAGTGATGGCAAAAAAGATTAATCATGTTAAGCCTTCATTTATTGAAGGCGGTGAAGTCTGGCATGATATTGATAAGTTCCCGATGCTAGACCATACAATTCTAGTAGAGTTGCAGGTAAAAGGCTCAGACGGATTGATTTACCGGACGCAAGATGTATGTGTTGAGCGTGCGGATAGGTTCGTACCTACGATGTCTTTTGTTCCTAAGCGTTGGGCGTATGCAATAGACTTAGCTCAATGCAGGCAACTTGAAGGATAAAAACAAAATACAAATTAAGAATAAGCATATGGAAGAATCAAGAGGTGTTTACACATTACCCGTCTTGTATAAAGAACAAAGTGGTAGAAATGAAGGTGTATGTGTCAGAAGTGAACTTGGAGTAGTTGTTGCAATTGACAATGAAGATGAGTTTAAAGGTGTTTTTTCAAAGGATGGTGAGGTTGATGTATTCAAGCAGTTACTATCACAAGAAGTGTATCGTTTCAACACAGAACACCATGCATTCCCAACTGAACCTTTGATTTCTTACAAGATGGATGGCGGCATTATCTTTGATTTCGTTGAAGTAACAATCGGAAAGATGTATGGCGGTTATGTTTATATCGTGCATTACAACTTTGCAAGCACGGCATCATAATAAACAAGTTTGATTATGACAGTAGTAAGAGAAAGATTAAAAATTGCGGCTCAGATTGAGGTGCTGGAAGATATTGCTATTGATTATAGGGGAAAGACTATAGATAACATAATCCAACAGCTAGAAGCGAGGTTGAGTGCATTGAAGTAAGTTCAAGTTTGAAGTTAAAAGTCAATGAGTGGTGGACGTTTTGATTATGCTCAGTATCGGATTGCTGACATATATACAAAGATAGAAGATTATGTTGATGGTCATCCATTGGATGAGGAAGACGAAAGATGCTTTCTCGAAGACCGATGGTTAGAAGAGGATGAAGACAGGTATGTTAGAAAACATCATCATACGATGCCTAACAGATATGGCTTATCTAAAGAGACTATCAAGGAATTCAAAAAGGGTATTGAACTTCTGAAGAAAGCTCAGGTTTATGCCCAAAGAATTGATTGGCTTCTTTCCGGTGATGATGGAGAAGATAATTTCCATCTACGTTTGAAAGAGGATTTGGCAAATTTAAAAAGTAAGAAAGGGTAGATTATGAGTTGGAATTATCGCTTAGATACACCTATGATGCAATTAGCTGAAGAGGTGAACAAGAAATATGATACTGATGCAGGTAAGATGCTTCTTTGCACTTATCTCTTCATGGTATCAAGTGAAGAGATAAAGGACAAACAAGCTTTCTTTGATTGGGTAGAAGAGCTGAATAAGTCCTGTAAGTGCGATGCGGTAAGGGAGTACGTGAAAATCAACGGCAAAGCCGATTGGCTGCATGGTGGATTCAGTAAGCCGATTTACCGACACTATAAGGGCAATTTCTATGAGTACCTTGGTGAGGTTACTGATAGCGAGACTTCTGAAGCTAAGGTTGCGTATCAAGCAGTGTGCGGACAGCATGAAGTTTGGGTGCGACCAAAGGAAATGTTCTTTGGTAATGTTGAGATTGATGGTAAGCCAGTTCCTCGATTTGAGAAGGTAGATTTAAAAGACTTAGAGAAACAAACCGAGAAGAGCAATGGACAGAGAAAAGATTAAGAGTTTGTTAGGTCAAGCAATCTTGCGAGTGAATGAAGTCGTACCGGATTTCGAAGACTTGGACAAGGTTCTTCCTTTGCTTAGACAGGCAATTGATGAATTAGATAAGTCTGATTCGGGTTCAGTTTAAAAAGGGTGGAAAATGGCAAATAAGCAGACGATAAAACCAAAGGTAGTTCCCTTTGAGATAGCCAAACTTCTGAAGGAGGTTGGTTACGATGAGAAGATAGCAGAATTTTGGGCTTATGCTAGTCCTTGGACAGCAAAGGGTGGCATTCGTAAGGGTGGAAAATATAATGAGCATTACGGCAGTTATATTGCTTACTCCAATTCCGAGTGGGAGAAATCCAATATTGAGTTTTCTGCTGCCTTAAAGTTGAATAGTAAGCATCCGGCAATATCCGCTCCAAGCTATGATATGGTGCTTGATTGGCTTTTAGAGCATTTCGGTTACTATATTTGTGTTGCAAACATTTCGAAAGATAAGTTCTGTTGGCAAACTACATCATGGTGTGTAGAGGAAGGCTTGTGTCATACGGATGGTAAGGAATATTCCAGTAGATACGATGCAATGGATGCTGCATTCAAGAGTATCTTAAAGGCTCGCATAGATAATAAAGAAAACGAGGAAATCAAAAGACTTTTGGAGGAAATTCAAGATGGAAAGACTTTATGATACTTTTGTACACGCAATAATGGTGAAGTTAGAAGCTCGTTTATATGTTGAACTCGAATGTGTTTATAAGGATATAACAAACAAGATTGTTGAGAAGAAAGGTAAACTCACCAACGAAGACGTAATTGAGTTTCAGAAAAAACTACAAGAAGTGTACGACACGAATGCTGCTATTCGTGAAAAGGTTACTGGCATTAAAGATTCAAAGAAATGTATCATAACTAAAGAAGCATGTGAAGAGTTAATAAAGCGATTTAGCGTGATTTATATAAAAGAAGATGAACAAGCAAAGAATGATAGAGTGGATAGCCACTTGTGATACTGGTATCTCTTCAATGACTATGTGGAGTGCATTGATGGGGGTAAAAAGAAAGAAAGATTTGGATATTCCTAAAGACAATAGTGACTTCCGTAGATGCTATGACATGGTAGAATACGGACACGTAACCTTGGATGAGCTACAAGCTGTAAAGGAGCAGTATCCTTGGTTTGCTCCTGTTGTTGACAATTGGAAGGAGTTGTCTCTTTTGTTTGAAGAAGAGCTGGACAAACGCTTGTATATGCGTATTCGTCAGCTATGTGAAGAGTCAGATGCTATCCGGTATGAGAAAAAGGGAGAACTTTATTATGAGAGGAATTTTTGGTATAATATAACACAATAATCAAATTAAGAATGAAGAAAATTATCTTAATGTTTTGTTTTGCGATACTCGGCATGAGTGCGCTTACAAGTTGTCATTCGGTTTCTCCCGATGCAGACGAAGAAGCCGTAATCGTAAAGAAGCCTTGGTTTATTGGGCATGGAGGTGTTGAACAGCAAGCAGTGCAGACTGGTCTCACTTGGTGTTGGTGGTCAACGAGTGGTTATTACTTCAAGATTGTTCCAGTCCGTCATGAGATTACCTTAGATGATTTGTTTAGTGACGATAACACGCCACTTGACTTCCATACTGTAATCATTACTCAGATTGAGCAAGGCAAGTCCCCAATTCTTTTGCAGAATTATGGAGAGAAATGGTTTGATACTAATCTCAACAATTATTTCTGCAATCTGGTTCGAGACCATATTTCTCAGCATTCCCCATTTGACTTGATGTCGAATCGGCAAGTGCTTAATCAGATTGACACCAAGATACGCAAGCAGATGCAGGACTATGTGAATGCTCTATCAAAGAAAAAGCAGATGCCTATCATCATAAAGGAGGTTATCATTGGTAAAGCTACACCAAACAAGGAACAGCTTAATGAAATGAACCGCACGGCAAAGGTCGTGCAAGCCAAGCAGACACAAGAACGTGAATATGAAGTGCAGATAGCAAGAGAAAAGGCTGAGCGACAAAAGGCAAAGGCAGATAAGGCATATATGGAAGAAATGAACCTTTCCGCTGGTCAGTTTATCAACCTTAAGTGGATTGAAACAGTAGCAAATAAGCAAGGAGCAAATATTGATGTTATGGTTGGCCCTGCTGAAAGCATGTGGAATATAAGACGCAATTAATTAATTTATAAATCAAGTAAACAGAAATGAATAAAGACAAATTAAAGGTCAGTTTTGAGATTGATCGTTACAAGGTGATTGGTATGCTTTCACGTAATTGTGAGAATGCTGAAGAGTACAACGAGATTATGGATATTCTTGAAGGCAAGAATGAGTTTGTGCGTGATGCGAATGGTAACGAGGAACTTGCAAGCCGCATTTGCAATTATGCTTTAGACTCTATCTTGGTAGAGAATCCAGATTTGGCTCTCCGTAAGCGTTTGGATAAGGAACAGAAAGGCGAGGATGCTCCTGATGGATTTTCAAATGTTATCGAAATCAAAGGTGATGACGCAAAGAAACTTGTAGAAACCCTTTGTGGTATTCTTCGAAAGTAAAATACATCAAAAGAATATAAATAAACACTAAAACGCTTGCAAGAATAAGAAAAAATGCTTATCTTTGCATCGTGTTTGAAACAGATGGCCTTCTGAGAGGTCGCTTCTACCATAATAAGTCAAGACTTAGGAGTTTACGGCAGGGTTCCCAAGTTCCCCAGCTCAGCTAGACTATAACAAGGAAACTCTTATAAGGGTGAGAGACCCTAGTTGCTGCATTAGACAAGTGGTTAAGTCGCCAGCTTTTCACGCTGGTATTCAAAGGTTCGAATCCTTTATGCAGTACTAAATTGCCCTATGGTGTAATGGCAACACTACAGGTTTTGGTTCTGTCATTAGTGGTTCGAATCCGCTTGGGGCAACAAGGTGGAATTGGTATATGTTCCACAAAAGGTGCGATATTCAAGCGGTTAAAGAAGATAGACTGTAAATCTATTCCCATTGTGGGTTCGGTGAGTTCGAATCTCCCTTGCACCACGAGAATTTTTTGCATAATACGAGGAATGTAGCTCAGTAGTAGAGCACTTGGCTTGGTAACTAAGGGGGCGTTGGTGCGAATCCAATCATTCCTTTACGCTTTCGTAGCTCAGTGGCAGAGCATAGGATTTTTAATCCTAGGGTCGAAGGTTCGAATCCTTCCGTTGGCACAATGAAACACAAGAAGAGAGCCGTGAAGTTTGTTCTGTTGGAATCTCGGACATCTGTCAACGGGTAACGTAGGAAACAGATGGAGTGAATAAAGTTGTGAATAAGCTTATGGACTAGGGAAGCAAGCGGAATGGCCTCTTTTTTGTGATTCATTAGAGGGTTTAACGAAAAATTGAAGAATATGAAAAGTCCGTTAAGAATGGCAGTCGCTTTAGAAAAGAACAACAAGGTATATCCAAAAGATGTACGAAAGTTCTTGATGGGATTGTACGCCACGTTGCATTTGACAGATAACGCAACGGCTAAAGATATGGAAAAGGTGGTATATTATGCTTTTCGGAATGGCTACCTGTTAGGTGTTAAGTCTGAAGGTGGTGATGACCAAAAAGCGTATGACAGACTGCCGGATTTGGGAGTAGAAGAAGATATTGGTGATGATTTAAGAAGATAGTTGATAAAATTGGTAATTAGTTAGTAAAGTTTTTAGGCTTTGGTGTGTGAACATCGAAGCCTTTTTTATATATAATAAGGTATATAAAGAGGGTAATTGTTAATAACGTACATATATCAGTTACCGTAAGTTAAATAAACAAAGAAAAACATTAAAATACTTGCATGTTTCAAAAGTTATTTGTATCTTTGCATCGTCAATCAAGATAAGTTGGTTGATTTGCCGAGTGAAAAGTTTCACTCAATAAGGTGAGAGCGACACCAAGGGGTAAGACCCGAAACAACTAGCACAATTGATTATGTCTAAGCAGACTGGTTTTTCATTCGCAAGTTCAAAGAAGTCATTAATTGAGACTATTGACGAAATTAAGAAGTCAAAGATGCCTCGCAACGAAAAGATTGTTGCATTGAAGGCTTGCGGTCTTCGTGAGAAAGAAATCTCCGATATGTTGAAGGTCTATGTACCAAGCGGTTCAACTTCAACGAGATTCGTTTATACATTCGGTGTTGAGATTGAATGTGTTCATGCCGAGCGCAATGCCTTGATAGAGGCAGGTCGTCAGAATGGTGTTGATATTCATTCTGAGGGTTATAACCACACCGATAACAAGAGCTATTTCAAGATTGTTAGTGATGCTTCAGTTGGTGGTGATGTTGACCCTAACGAGGTTGTAAGTCCGGTATTGAATGGCAATACAAATGGTATGGCAACCTTAAAGAAGGCTATTAAGTCTTTGGATGCCGTAGGTGCAAGAGTAAATTCTACTTGTGGTCTTCACGTTCATATTGGTGCAGCAAAGTTGACAGGTGAGCAGTATGTTAACGTCTTCAAGAATTATCAGAAGCTTGAAAGATTGATTGATAGCTTCATGGCTCCTTCACGAAGAGGTAATTGCCGTTGGGCAGCCAGCTTGCTTGACAAAGATTTCTCTAATTGTCACAGCAATCAAGATATTAGATTCGATGTCTTTCATGGAGATAGATATTATAAGGTCAATGCTGAGAGCTATACACGTCACAGGACAATCGAGTTTCGCCAGCATCAAGGTTCTACCAATTTCAAGAAGATAGAAATGTGGGTTAAGTTCTGCGCAAAGCTTGTCGGTTGGTCTCGCAATAATGTCTTTGCTAGTGAGGTTATGAATATCGAAGATATACCTTTCTTGAATAAAGAAGAGAAGGCTTTCTTCCAGAGCCGTAAGGATGCATTTGCAGCCAATAATGATTAATTAATGTAGTCCTAGGGTAAAAGCCCTAGGACACAAAAAACAAAGTATTACAAAGAAAAAAGAAAGGGTAAAGATATGTGTGTTATTATTGTATGTCCGAAAGGTGTTGCTTTACCATCCGTAGATGAGCTGAGGGCAGCGTATATGAGAAATCCAGATGGTTGTGGGTTCGTGAGCGAGTCTGACCATTACAAGAGTTTGCATTTCTCTACATTTATCCGTAGATTGATGAAGCGAGATATAAATGAGAATGTAATCATACATTTTAGATTTGCTACTCATGGCTCTGTCTGTGTCAAGAACTGCCATCCATTCTACAAGGCAGGTTATTGGTTCGCACATAATGGAGTGCTCCCGATTTGCACTGAGCATGATAAAACAGATAGTCAAATTTGCTTTGAACGTTTCATTTATCCTACTATCAAGAAATATGGTTGGGGTTCTGATGAACATATGAAAGAAATGAACAAATGGACAGCTCATGGTTCTAAGTTTGCAATGTTGCATAATGGTGAGATTGTGAAGTCCGGTAAATTCATAGAGCGTGATGGACGGTTCTATTCTAATTTGAATCATTTGGGTTATATGAGAAATGTAATAAACTTTTAGAAGATTAATGTTTAGGTTCTTTTTATTCGACAAGCGTCAGATGTCCGTGAGGATATTTGGCGTTTTTTTTGTTATATAAGGTGTTTTATTTTGTGTTGCTATAAATTATTCGTATATGTGATAAAATAGCCTTAAATCGCTTAAAAATGCCGTTATTACTCACTTTTAAGCAAAAGTGAGATACTTGCAAATGAATTAGTGTGTTAATTATTCTTTTCGTATTATCTTTGCACTAGTTTTAACAAATATATCGAAAGAATGAAAGATAAAATTTTCCAGTTACTAAAACAAGAGTATAAGTCTCTTGGGTTAGGTGATGAAGTTCTTCAGGCACATGCCGAAATGCTTGATAAGATGGGGCTTGTTACTGATGACAACATCGAGACAGTGGTTGCTAGTCAAAAGAGTTTTTTGGAGTCCTTGCAAAAGGACAATGACCGCAGAGTTACCGATGCCAAGAAAAAGTTCGAGGAGGCACAGAAGGCTAAAGAAGATGCTGAACGCAAGGCTGCTGAAGAAGAAGCTAAGAAGAAAGCTGACGAAGAAGCCAAGAAAGCCGCTGAAGAAGCCGAAAAGAAACGCTTGGAGGAATTGGCAAAGAAAAACGAAATGCCGGATTATCTCAAAAAATACTTTGAAGAGCAGGCAGCAGAGAAGAAAGCTTCAGATGAAGCAAGAACCAAGGAACGTGAAGAGTTCAAGAAACTCGTTGAGACCTTGACTCAGAAGAACACAGACCAAGCCAAGACTTACAACGAACAGATGGAGGCGCAAAGCAAGACCATTAAGGAATTGCAAGAAACTCTCCAAAAGCAAGCTGAGGAGGCTAAGGCTAAGGAAGAGGCTGCTGCAAAGGCAAAGGCAAAGGCAGACCACGATGCGAAGATTTTATCAAAGGCTAAGGAGTTGGGCATTCCCGAAAGTCGTATCAACGAGGGTTTCACCTTGAGCGATGATGCTACAGATGAAGCTATCGAAACATACCTCTCCAAGGTAGCGAACAACTACAAGGCGTTGCAACAACCACAATTCGGGGGCAGCTATCGCGCTAGCGAGGGCGAGCCAACAAAGGAGGACGTTGACAATGTAGCCGCATCATTAGTTCAGTCACTTTAAAAATTGAAAAACATGAATCAGGAATTGAAGACTACAAAAAAGCAAATTGTCTTTGGTGAGGATTCCGTCATTATCCAGAAATGGGAAGGCGACATCAAGGGCGGTCGTGCTTTGGATTGGACAGGCGTAAAAGATGAAGTTCTTTACGCAGGTCGTGTTATCGTGACAGATGGTAAGGGAACTTACAAGCCATTGCCTATTGAAACAGGCAACTATAAGGATTTGGGTACTGCCAGCGACCCATTGGAGCATTACAAGTATGCGGGTGTTCTCTATCGTTCCATTCTGAACGGTGAACCAGCGGCAATTATGACTGCTGGACAAGTTAACAAGGTAGCAGCTAAGGCTGCAAATGGTGCAGACTATCCGGATGCGTTCCTTACAGCTATGCCAAAGATTGCTTTGGTTAGCGATGAGGATGCAAACAAGTTCGATGAGTCTGATGCAACCATGGACAAAGACTAAAAGAAGGAGGATAACAGATGGAAAAATCACTTTATTTTCAGTTGGTCAATAAATACTTCCCACAACTTGTTGCAAGTGTAGTAGAGAAGTTGAACGGCAAGAATCAGACTGCATTGACCTATATGTACCGAGACCACTTGACTAACACATATAGTCAGGACGGACGCTGGGCATCAATTACTGCGGAATACACACGAGTTGCTGCTGATGTTGTATCAATGGATGCAGAACTTCCATTGAAGAGCCGTGATAAGGTTTCAACCGCTGAGGGTCAAATCCCAAAGGTTGGTATGAAGCTTTACATGTCAGAGAAGCAGCTTAAGGATTTGGATAACATGATTGCGCAACGTTTGCCTCAGCCACAGATTTTGCGTAACTTGTTTGCAGACCTTCCTCGTTGTATTCAGGCGGTTTACGAGCGTATTGAAGATATGTTCCTCAGTGAGCTGTCAACAGGTGTAGCTTTGGCAACTCGTTCCGGTGGTACTGGTATCCGAATTGATGTAGGTTTTGCCGAGAAGAATAAGTTCGGTCACGGTGCTAAGGCTTGGGACGCAGAGGATGCAACTCCTCTTGATGACATCCAATTGGTTTACGACAAGGCGATGGAAGACCAAAATACCATCACTACTTGTTATCTTGATGATTACACAATCAAGTTGCTTGGCAAGAACAAGCAGGTTCGTGCTCAGTTTGCCTTCAATCAAGGCATTGCAACCAATAGTAATAGCAATATTCCTATTTTGAGCTTTGAGCAGATTGCTTCTATCTTCAGAAATAAGTGGCAGACTAACTTGGTACGTGTAGCCCGTACAATCAAGACCGAGATTAACGGCAAGAAGGGAACACACAACCCTTGGGCTAAGGGTCACATGACCTTTACATGCTATGATAACCTTGGTGATTTGTTCTGGACTAACGTAGCCGAAGCTACAAGACCAGTTGCAGGTGTTACTTATCAGTCAGCCGATGAGTATATCTTGGCTAGTCGTTATTCTACCAACGACCCACTCCGTGAGTTCACCAGCTCACAAGCAATGGTTGTTCCTATCTTGAATAACGTTGATGCTATCTATTCTTTGGACTCAACACAAGCAGTAGGTTAGGCTTATGAGAGGTGAGGTAATTAGTCCGTTCCGTGATAAGTTCCATTTTAACACCATCTATGAAGTAGGTGCAATCTTGGACTTTGACGAAGAACGCATGAACTCCCTTATCGAACGTAAGCTTTGCAAGATGTTGGAGGGGCAGAACGATAATAGTTCTGCATCTCCAAAAGACGATAAGGAAATTAAAGATACTCCTAAAAAGGAAGTCTTGAATGATGGAAAAGAAAATCCTAAAGAGGATGAAGATAAAAAATCAGAAGAGACACCTAAGAAGGAAGTCTTAAAGGAGAAGAAGGAGAGCAAGACTAAAAAGGAGAAAACCCCAAAAAAGGATGCTGCCGAGTCAACCGAAGAGACTTCTGAAAAGGAGAATGTAGAAGAGGAGCTTGACGAAAAGGCTAAGAGCGAGCAAGAGGCTGCAAAGAAAATCGCTGAGGCTATGAGTCAGGCTCAGAAATAATGATGTCACATGAAGATAAGAGAATACATTTCGCAGAAGTTGCGTGCTTGGAACATAACGGATGCCCAATTGGAAGATATTTCGTCAGGTATAGACCTTGACGAAGAATATACGTCTGATAATTCGCAGGTTGTAGGCAAGGCGATGATTTCCGTAATCGAGGAACTTATGCTTGCCCCATATATGAGCAATGTGAACGAAAATGGATTCTCTGTCTCTTGGGACTACTCTAGGATAGGACAATACTATATGTGGCTTTGCCGTAAGTATGGTGTTACTCCGGATAATGAAGTGGTGGCAGCTTTAGGGCTTTCCACTATCACGGATAAGTCTGATATTTGGTAAATGTCTAGGTTATGTTATATTCCCCTCATATATTAAAGAAAAAGTTCGTGAATAAGGTTGTCAACAAGTACAACGAGGTCATTAGCTCTTCTGAGGAATGGAAAGAAATGGGGCGTTGTCGGTGCGATGACAACTCTACCGAGCATTTCACTACCGATAATGGTAGCATATATACACCGAAATATCATATTGTTTGTGACAAGTGCCAGATTTCCGAAGGTGATGAAGTCAAAGTATATTCCGATGATGGAAGTTACCGAGGAGGTGGAAAGGTCTATAATGCCCCTAAGTGCAATTATCTTGGTTATATGAGTATCTATGTCTGATGTTATAAAGGATGAGATAGACGCTTTCTTTGCACAGGGAGAAAGGGAAGTAGATGAATTTCTTGACAGGTTAGGTAAAACTGCTGTTGAGCTTGATAAGGCTAACGGAAACTACCGAAACCGCACAGGTAATCTCAGAAGGTCTAACTATAGTAATGTACATGACCACACCTTGACCCTTGGCAACAAAGCGGAATATGCGTCTGATGTTTCCTCTAGGGGATATGATGTTATAGATTCGGGTATTCAGTATATCAAGAAAGAAATCGAGGATATGCGATGATAACAGAAATAGATGCTGGTCATGTAATCTATGATGACTTGGAACTTATGGGATTGGAACGAAGACTGAAAGGACATCTGACAAAGGGTGGACTTGAGGGGGAAAGACCTTTGGTCGGTGAGAAGATTCCTGATGAAGGCATGATAGTAATCATTCCTAAGCGCATGAGTGCAGACAAGACATATTTCAACGATTGTACTATAGAGGTAAACATATTGCTCAAAGATATAGAGGGCGAGGCTAATCCTCAATTGAACGAGCTTTTAAAGAAGGCTATTCAAACCCTGTCCGACAATGAGGTCGGAAAAGCTGAGGATGTATGGTATCGCTATTCTATCCGTTCCCACGGCATAGAGCAAGAGAGTAGGTTGAGTTGCCATTACGCAAACATTACTATTGATTTTGAAACATTAAACGTAAGATAAGATGAAACCATTTATTGGAATCAAGAGAATTTGGTATGGTGCTCCTCTTACCGAGGCAAATACACCTGCTAAGTTGGCTACATGGTTGAAAACCGCTACAGAGGTTAAGAACAGCCATGAGGGAACATGGGGATATTCTCAGGATGACCCTAGTGTTACCGAGTACAAGAACGAGCTGAACGGACAGGTTTACTATCGTGACAAGACCGATGAGGGTGCTAAGACAATTACATTCTCTATTGGTGTCTTTTCATGGAAGAATAAGGTAGACTTGCAGGGTGGTAAGATGTACAAGGCAACTGGAGAAGAGACTACAACGGAGGCAGATGCGGTAGGTTGGTCTTCTAGCCAAGATTTGGCTAATATCAACAAGTGTATCGTTGCTCAGACCAAGACAGGGAACTACATCGTTTTCTCAAATGCGGCTATCGTTGCCAAGGGTGACCAGCAGGATAAGAATATCACTTTGGGTATTTCTGCCGTTGCTATGGAAAGCGAGATCGATGGTGTGGCTGGCGAGTACCAATGGGAAGGCTCTGCGGTTGTAGAACAAGAATAAGACATAGGCAACAAATGATAGAGGGGGATGGTGTTAATGCCGTTCCCCTTTTTTAATATTCAGAACCATGAGTAAGGCAAGTAAATTAGTTACGGATGCAATTCTTGGAGAGGACACCGTAACGATAATCGTGAATGGAAGGGCTTATTACGTTTCACCACCTACAATTATAAAATTGGTCAAGGCGGCTAAATACCTTGATAGTTTCGAAGAGGGCAAGACCTTAGCGGAAGTCTTATGCATGCTTAAGAATTTGGATGATGCTTGCAAGGCGTTGTCCGTATTCATACAAGGCGATGAATCCATTAGTGATGAATTATCTAAAGGAACGCTTGAAGAGGTTGTCAATGGCTTACAAACGGCTTATTCCTTAATCTCTATAAAGGATTTTCAGACGCTATCAATTTTGGCGAAGAGTGCGGCAAGGATGATAGCAAAACCACGACCATAGGTAACGATACACTCTTAGGACAGATTGCATCTTTTATGGATAGTCTGCATTTATCTTACCAAGAAGTCGTGAAAGAGATACCTTATAGAAACTTATTGCTGATGGCAAAAGACAAGCAAAGAGTAGCATGTGGTGATGTAATGTATGAGGTAACGGAAGAAGAGTTTGGCATGAACTTCAAAAAAGGATAAGTTTAAAATAATGCAAATAAAGTATTAAAAGCACTAAAACGCTTGCAAGTTAGCGAAATATTATTTATCTTTGCAAGCGCAGAACAAAAAAGGATAAAATGGCGATTTAAGAAATTGATAAGATATTAGAGACACGAAACCCGATGGACTATACCGAAAGGCAGTCCGAGTCACTATTCCTTTGACTTTGCAATCGGTAGTTTCGTGTTTTTGTGTTTAAAATAAGATGCAAGACGTAAGGTTGATATTCGAGATACTGGTTTCCATGTTGCTTTGCGTTTGTCTCATATTGCTTGCTGTAAGTAGATATAGGCAAAAGAAAAAACGTGAAGAACCGGAGCGAAAGGAAATGGACTTGATAGACTTCTTTTCTTTGGGAGGAGTTGCCTATTATTGGAACAAAGGTGGTAAGCAGCAGAAATGCTACACATACGAAGAATTTCTGAAAATCAAGGCTGACTACGTGGAGCTTTGGTTGAATCAGAACAGATATATTTTTAACTCTCAATTAGATTGCGATGATATATAGAGTATTTGTTTTGTTTCCGACAATAGTAGTATCAGATGGTATTGTTGGTATAGCTTGGCTAGGAAAGTTTTTTAGCTGGCAATATGGAAAGAACAAGAAAAAGAGCAAGAATGTGTCCTTAATGATAGGATATAACACAGGAATGTCTCTTAAGTCAAAAATAGACGATAACGCTGCGGATGATTATTTAAGACGCATTGTCGAAGAAAACAGAATCTAAATTCAAGGGTTAGAGTCCCTTTTTTACAACCATATTACTTGTGGTTATTTTTATACATCGGTTTTTATTAACGATTGTTTTTTATGGTAGATAAATGTATAAAAACGAGCACAAGTTCCCTTATAGATGGACTAAAAAAGATGCTAATTTCACAAAAGACAAAGGTAAGGTGATGTCTTGCTTTTGTTGTGGAGGTGGAAGTTCCTTTGGTTACAAACTAGCTGGCTACGATGTTGTAGCCTGTAATGAGATAGACCCAAAGGTTATGAAGATGTACTTGAAGAATCACGATGTCAAGTATTCTTTCAATTGTGATATTCGTGAGTTGATTACCAATATCAATATGGGGGGGCATATTATGAAAGAAGAGTTGCATAATTTGGATATATTGGATGCTAGTTTCCCATGTTCTGTATTCAGTATTGCAGGTGACCGCCAAAAGGCTTGGGGAAAGGAAAAAGTATTCCGAGAAGGTCAGAAGGCGCAAAGGCTTGACGATTTGGCTTTCTACTCTATTGACCTTGCTAAAGAACTAAAGCCAAAGGTGGTGGTTTTTGAGAATGTCCAAGGTTTGTTGCAAGGTGAAGCTATCGAGTACGTGAAAGAGATTTACAAGCAGATGGATAATGCCGGATATATCTTGCAGCATTGGTTGCTTAATGCACGTAATATGGGTGTTCCTCAGAATCGACCTAGGGTGTTCTTTCTAGGATTACGCAAAGACCTTTGCAAGCCGTTTATGGTTCAGAAGGATTTGTTCGAGCGAGTGCCTAAGATAGATATGGACTTCAACGAGAAAGAAATTGTCTTGGATGAGTTCTCGGACTATAATGGAAGACAGATTCCTAAAGGAATGATGAAGTATTGGGAGTATAGAAACGAAAAGGACAATTCTATCGGTGATATTGTCAAGCGGATGGATAATCGTCTTTCTATGTTCAATAATATGTTTCTTAAAAAGAATAAGGTATGCAATACTATATCAGCAATGGAAGATAGACTTGTGTATTTTGATAATCCAAGCTATATGTCGGCGCATGATACGATTTTAGCCTCAACATTCCCTATGGATTATGACTTTAATGGTATGAAGCCTTGGTTTGCCTGTGGTATGTGTGTGCCTCCAGTTATGATGGCTAATGTAGCTACTAGAATCTGGGATTGCTGGCTATCTAAAATAAAAAAGGAGGAATGCGCATGATAACAGCAAGTATGACATCGGGAGAGATGCGTAGAGTACGAAACTTAGATGAAGCTAGAATCTATGAGTTTCAGATGCGAAAAGCTAATGAGCTTAAACGTGAAATGAGAAAGCAGAACGTAAGACAAATAACAAAGACCTTTGAGCTTGCTACACCTAATGCCGATTATTTCATCGTTGTAGGTGTAAAACATGGCGATGTATTTGCTTCCGGTTTGTTCATTTATCTGAAGGAAACCAACGAGTATATTCCTATGAGTAGAAACGAGGGGTATAGCGAAGATTGTTTTGCTATGAGCGTTCATTTTCTGAAGAGATTTGCAGAAAGGTTTTTGAAAAAAGACTTACCGATTCTCAAGATATTGCAAAAGATATATACATCGTTTACAGGTGCTGTTCAGCTCTATAGTGATGACAAGACAAGAAGAGTGGTATTTGCTATTCCGGAAGGGCTTATACTCACAGAATACGAGCAAGAAAAGCATATCATCCATTACAAAACCTTTGTAAGCATGGATATGCTAAAGAAGACACAGAAGCGAAGTTATGAGAAGATAAGTGCATTTCTCATGGAGTCTTGTCAGCAAATAGCTAAAGCAAGAGACACCGGAAATGACGAAAGGCTGTGCGTTGTGTACAGAAGGTTTTACAATGATATTGATTTGCTAGATACAAAGGAGGCGCAAGCCATATATTCAAGTTTCTTTGAAAAAGGAGGTAACAATGAAAGATAAATGTATAACAAGGTTTCTTGGTGATATAAAGCCTATAAAGAATTACGAAAGGTATTATGTTAGCAAGCTGGGACATGTTTTTACTATTGGGAGAACGTCTCAATTAAAGGAAATCGTACCTTGCAAGACACCAAAAGGTTATCTGAAGGTATGGCTTTACAAGAACGGAAAGCGCAAGATGTTTTATATCCATCGTTTGGTAGCTCAGGCTTTCTTGGAGAATCCAGAAGCGTTGCCGATGGTGAATCATAAGGATTTCGACAAGACGAATAACGATGTAGACAACTTGGAGTATTGCACCGCAAGATACAATGTGATTTATTCTGCTATAGCAAAGAAAACCTCTTCCGAATATTTGGGTGTGACTTGGAATAAGAGTGTAAGAAAATGGCAAGCGCAGTATCAGATAGGTAAAAAGAAAATATATATAGGTTGCTTTGATACGCAACAAGAGGCTCATGAAGCTTATATTAACGCTATAAAAGGGATTTGATATGCTTGAATTTGATAGAATATACAATTCCGACTGCATAGAAGGAATGAAACAAATAGAGAGCGGGAAAGTAGATTTAATTGTTACTGACCCACCATATTGTATCTCCTATAAGACGGGATGGAGAGCAGACGACCATCGTTTTTCGAAGGAAATACTCAATGACGATAATGAGCAATTGATTATTGATTATATGAGCGAATGCTACCGGATTTTGAAGGATGATAGTGCTGCTTATATCTTCTGTAGTGCCAAGACCTTGGATTTTTTTATGCAACAAGCGAGGAACGCAGGGTTTATCATTAAGAATGTGCTCATTTGGCGAAAGAACAACCATACGGCTGGAGATTTAGATGCGCAATATGGTCAATGTTACGAGCCAATCCTGTACTTGAATAAAGGCAGACGAATCATAAACGGCAAGCGTTTGGAGGACGTGTGGGACTTTGATAGAGTTCCATCAGATAAGTTGGTACATCAGAACGAGAAGCCAATCCCCTTGCTTATGCAATGCATCTTGAAATCATCGAACGAAGGAGATTTGGTGTTTGATGGCTTTATTGGCAGCGCAAGTACTGCTCTGGCTTGTATGCGGACAAATCGGAATTACCTTGGTTTTGAATTGGATGAGGATTATTTCAAGGTGGCACAAAGAAGAATTAAGGAAGAAATGTTAAATCAAAAAGATATGTTTGGATATGCTGGAGTTAAATAGAATTTATCAAGGTGATTGTCGAAAGCTTTTAAAGCTGATTGATAGTGATAGCATAGACCTCGTATGTTCCGATGTGGCTTATCCGGTTCAGTCTAGGGGTGGCTCAGGGAGTATGGGAGGATATTGGACGGAATCTCAAACAAGAAAGGGCAAGATATTCAAGAGTAACGATATTGATATTTCGGACTACATCAATGATTTGTACCGGATATTAAAGGACAGGTCGCATTGCTATCTGATGTGTAATGATTATAATTTAATGCACTTTCTTGATGTGGTCGGAAAAAGTGAGTTCCATTTTACCAAATGCTTAATATGGGATAAGTGCGCAAAAATATGTGGCCGCTATTATATGGCACAGAAAGAATATATCATCATGCTACGCAAAGGTGGTGATAGACCGATAAATGAATGTGGTACATCTGACATTCTAAGTGTTCCTATTCCAACGAACAAGCGCAAGGATAAGGATGGTTTGATTAATCAGACTGAAAAACCTGTAAAGTTGATGGAGATATTAATTAGAAACTCGACAAATGTTGGTGATGTTGTTCTAGACCCATTCATGGGGAGCGGTACAACGGCAAGAGCTTGCGTAAACCTTGAAAGAAAGTATATAGGTTTTGAGATAGACCAGCGACAAGTCGATTTTGCCAATAACGAATTAAAGAACATGAGTAGGCAATTAAGTCTTTTTTAAAACTATGGGTATGTGTAAGATTATTCAATGTGATTCTGTTGTAAGAAATGGGAATAAAGAGACAACGGATGCTCTTATAAGAGCCATGAGAGACGAAGCCTTAAAACGTGGGTTGGTACGTGATGAATTGATAGGTTTTTGCAACCGATTCTTGAGAGAAGGCGAAATCAAAGCTTGTATAGAGCATTTGCTAGACAATTTCAAACGTTATTTTTGGAGGTATTATTGATATGAGAAGAAGAAAGTTGAACAAGTCCCCAGTGCTAGGCTTCTGCGGATTTGTTATCGGTTACGAGTGCAAAGAAAAGGGAATAAAGCTGATGGAGTGCGATAAGGCGCAAGCAGATGCAATCATAGTTCCTCATCACTTTTCACACAAGGTAACGAAGAATAGTTGCTTGAATCTTTTGGTATTGTATAAGGATAAGATAAGGGGTGCAATGCAAATAGGGTATGGAATCCGACCGCACATCAAGACTGAAAAGGGCGAAGTGTTGGATTACCATCAAGTGAGGGAATTTGACAGAATGTGGTTGTCTGATGATATGCCAAAGTTTAGCGAGACGATTTGCCTATCTCTCTTGCATAAGTATATTAGGGCAACACATAAGGAAATCAAGTACCTTATATCTTATGCCGATACGTCCATAGGTAACAAGGGAACTATATATAAAGCTGCAAACTATGAGCATATTGATACCATTAAGGCAGATTTCTATGTGTTACCAAGTGGTGAGCGTGTGCATCCGGTTACGATGTGGCATCGGCACAAGACAAGAGCATGGGAGGTTCTAACGAAGCTATACCCAGGAATAAAAAAGGCAGAAGGGTTTCAACTTAAATTTCTGAAGAAGTTATGAAGAAAAGAAATAAATGTATTTCTCGTCATTTGCATCCAGATCCTGAGCATTGGGTTAGAAAGGGTCAATCTTGGAAGGCAAAGGTAGCTTATGAAAGCGAGGATGATGCTTGGGAGTTTCTGAATCAGATTCCGAGGTTGAAGGCACTTGGTTGGCATCCTTACTTATGCAAGGTTTGCTCAAAGTGGCATATTGGTAGATTACATAATAAATAGTTGAGATATGGAGATTAGAGTTAATATTTTAGGAAAGGTCGCTTACAAAGAAAATGAAAGTAGGTCGGATTTCGAAAAAGCCGAACTATATCCATTTGGAGATGGTGTCTATGCGGTAATGGACGGAGAAAATTTTGTTGAGCTAAGAGTTGTATCTGGCAAAAAGCACAGCGAAGAAAAAGGTGATTATTACGAATGCATAGATAGGTGCTGGGCGCACGGGAAAATCTCAAACTCTGTAACCGTTATAGAGCACGAAGAAAGGTTGAAGGATTATATAGACAAGCGTTTCGATGAGCTGCAATCAGCTATCGAAAATACAATGAGTAGTGCAGATAGCATAAATGATGCAGTAGGTTCTATAAAGAGTTCCATTGACAAGATAGAGAAAGATGGTGTTGGTAGTGGAAATGGTATCAGCGAAAAGACATTATTGTCTGCCATCGAGATTGTATCAAAACAGAAATAGTTGAGAATATGAAGAAAAAAGGATATTACGAATACGACCCTGTTATCTATCCAAGAATGTTATGTGTCGCTATTGGCATGAACCAAGAGGACGCTAACAAGTGTTTTGAAGGTAGAAAAGGTGAGGTCTTGAAAGTTGATTTCTCTAATTCTAACGCAATAACCTACGATGAAGTTAGGGAAAAGGCGAATAAGAAGCTTTGTTCATTTATTAATTTTGCAAGCAAGGATTCTATGAGAATGGGAGTTTGTTGTCACGAGGCTTCTCATGCCTGCGATGCCATCGAGGATGCTATTGGTATGGAACACGGCGGCGAGCCCTCAGCCTACTTGATTGGTTGGATTGCGTCTTGCATCAACAATGCTCGTTTGGGCATTGGAGATTTCGTTGAAATTGTAGATAAGGAAGAAAAATAGCCCAAAGGCAAAATACCATTTGGTGTTTACCCCATCACTATATATAATAATGTAGTGGTGGGGATTTTTGTGTTAACGTCAGCAAATTATTTGTTTGTATTATTATAGAGTGTTAAAAGCTATAAGAAATACATTAAATAATTTGCATATTTCGGATATTCTTTGTATCTTTGCATTGTAATTAAGAAATAAAGGTTACTAATTAAAAATGGTGAGACACACCATAAAAACTGTAAGAAGAAAGTGAAAAAGTTTTTTGAAAACTTATCTGAAAAGTTTAATGATGCGGCTTTTGAGGCGCAACTTGATGATTTTACTTGCGAGTTTGATGCTATTAACAAACCTGCTGAAATCGTGGTGTCCGTTAAGAGTAGAAAGGTTATCCATTCATATGGAAATATTTCTTCTTATCCATATTACAATGTAGATAAGATTAATATCTATAATGAAGACGGAGAAGACGTTTCTTCAAAATATCCTTTGTTCTGCCAAAGAGTTAAGGATTGCGTGCCTACTTATAAAGATGTAGAGAATGACTTGACGGAGGCAAATATGAGCGATACCGAGCTTTATTTCGGCTCAGAGGCTAATTATTTGCATTACAAGTATGGTAACTAAATGGTTTGGATATGGAGTACGAAAATAACTTTGTAGGTCTTTCATCTGTAATGAGTCACGACCTTGAAATATTAAGGTATGAACTAGAGTATGGATGGACATTGGCTCTTATGCCAAATGATGTGTGGTACAACTAATTACTTTTAAAATTTCAAATTATGGCAGATTATAAAGTTGAAGTAGATTTATCGGAGTTGTTTGATGATATGACAATCAGTGAACAGAAGAGCTTTTTAGTTGATAAGTTCTGTTCCTTACCTATAGACAAGATGGTAGAGGTTGTAAGCGAAATGCTGGAGAACCTTAATGGCGACCAGACAGCCAAAGTTATAGAAGACGCTTTTGACAACTTGCATGAGCAAGCTCAAGAGCATGTAATCAACTATGTGAACGAATAAAGGCTATGATGTCCGACAAACAATATAGTGTTGCTCGCAAGGGTGTTGTTGAGCAACTTAAATTAGCTCAGAGACTACATTGCAAGCACATGGAGCAGAAGTATAAAGTGGCTTTGGAGAAGTTAGAGAAACGCTTCTTAAAGCCTGATGCCGTGGGCTGCTTCGATTTGGGCGCAAGGGTATCAAATAGTTATTATCATCTTTAAATGGTTAAGGTTATGGAAAAGAAAGAATATTCTGTTGTCGAATTTATTCAATATCTCAAAGATAAGCCATATATTAATCTTTATAAAGCTGATCGTTTAGCAGAGATTGAGATGAGAAGAGAAATGAGAATATTGCGATATTCCCCGTTTTATTTAGATAGAGAATAGATGTATTAAAATAAAGGTTATGGGAACAAAAGTAGAAGTAAAGACTATTCCTTTGCATGGATTGTTCATCCATAGCAAGCAGGTTTGGCGGTCACTCGGTAAGCTTAGAGCTGAAAGCCATTCTACGACAGCGCAAAAGGTGTTTATGAATGAGCATGATACCGAGGTATCAACTGAGAATGCTGATTTCATTGATGGCTTGAAAGTCACTCCTTATGATGGTGAGCTGCCAAAAATATCAAAAAACGTTGGTAGTATGAGTTACTACCAGTATTGTTTAACGCAAAAATTGGTTTAGTTATGGAAACTGAGATTAATATAGTGGAAATTCTAAAGGATAAGCCGCAAGGAACGAAGTTATATTCTTCCGCTTGTGGTAAATGCAAGTTAGAAGAAGTGGATGATAAAAGTTTCAAAATATCCTTCTATAATTCAAAATTTGGTTTTATGAATGGTGGAGAAGGGTATCTTGATAAAAACGGCAAATTGGATGATGATGGAGAATGTGTCGTTTTTCCATCAAAGGAAATGCGTGATTGGCGCAAATTCGATTGGAAAAAGGGCGATGTCTTGGTTAATAAAGATGGGGATGTATATATTATATTTGAAAGATTTGTCGATGATACATATTGCTCTTTCTTAGGGAAATATTATCTTTGGAAAGAGAATAATGATACAGAACAGTTCTATGAAAAAGAACGATTGCTAACTTCTGATTTCCAAAAAGCAGGTAAAGATGCTGTTCAGACCTACATCAGCACCATCGAGGAGCGATTGGGCGGTAATCTCAATCGTGAGACCTTGGAAGTAGAGAAACCTCAGCCTGAGTTCAAGGATGGAGATATAGTAATGTCTGATTCGGGTACAATAGTTCTTGTCAGAGGAATTAGTTTAACTAGAAAGATATATTATCATGCTTATATGCGTAATGAGTATATATATATCAACCAAGTAGAAGGCGAATTTTTTAGTCGTATAAGTCGTATTAAAAGATTTGCCACGGACTCGGAAAAGCAGCAACTCTTTGATGCTCTAGCCAAAGAAGGCAAAGCTTGGGATGCTGAGAAGAAACAGATTGTGGATTTGTCAAAGAAGTGTGAGTTCAAGCCTATGGATTGGTGCTTGATGAGAGATATTCGTGGAGAAGAATGTTTTGCTTGGAGTCTCTGCCAGTTTGCATATCAACTTAAACGTGGAAAGTATGAAGCTGTAGGAGGTATGCGTTTTGATGAGTGCATCCCTTACAACGAGGAAACTGCACACCTTCTTGGCACAACTGATGAATGGAAAGGAGGTGAGGGATGAAAGGTTTATGTAGTTACTGCTCCAGATATTTTTTTTGTAGCAAAAGACCCAATCAAAATGAGGAGGATGTAATACTTTGTTCAAGCTTTACCCAGAATAATGATAACGAAGAAAACATTTGGGAGCAGAGAAGATATGAGATAGCAAAAGATGTTGCAGCAGGTCTTGTACAACGTCCTAACTCTATGTATGACAGTGTTGTTAATTCTGCCATCAAAATCGCAGATAAATTAATAGAACGTTTAAAGGAGAAGTAAGTTATGATAGACGATAAGAAAAAAGAAGCTGCCAAGGAAGAAATCTATGAAGATAGATTTCTGTTAAATGGCGAAGAGATAGTCTTCAACAATGATGAAAAGGAAGAAATGTTCTATGAGGGGGACATCAAAGAAGCTATTGGACTAGGTGCTAAGTGGGCTATCAATGAGTTCTTGAACGATTTGAATAAATTGCTTCATCCTGCTAGCGAAGTTCCTAGAAATGATAACGGAAAGATTCTCGCATTCTCAAAAGTGAATAGTAATATAAAGCTCTACGATATGAACGCTATGTTAAATGAAACTGCTTGTGACACATATCAAGAAATGTGGGAAATTAGAGTTAGAGCATATACTTTTACTGATTGGGTATTTGTGGAAGAACTACTTGATTTAATTGTCAAAGGAGGTGAGTAATGAAAGAGCTTAAAGATTTAGTTGAGGGCGATGAAGTACTAGTTACAGGTATGTCTCATAGACATATCGCCAAGGTTGATAAAGTGACAAAGACTCAAATTATTGTTAATAACGCTAGATTTAAAAGAGATTCTGGCTGGCAATGCGGTAGTGATAGATGGAATATTAGAAGAATATCTGTTCCTACAGAAAAGGAAATATCAGATGTTAAAGAAGAGAATCTTCGTAATACTCTCGTCTACGCTATCAGTTCTTTTGATTTCAAACGCTTATCAACAGATGAGTTAAAACAAGTGTACAATATTGTAAAAGGCAAAGAAAATGAAAGAAAATAAACACTCGTTAAAGATAAGTCGTAGCTACTTTGGCGAAACTACCCTTGATGGTTATCCTATAGCTACATATTCAAATGATGAATTAAAGATTCTAAAGAACCTGCTAGAAAAGGTTCTGTGTGAAGTAAATGAATATATAAAAGACTAGGCGTATGAAACAGAAGTTGAAAATGATATGGCGAATCCTCCGTGACAGACAGGTTGTAGTAATAACCGAAGACCACGGAAGAATGTACTATAATTGGAGCACTAGAAGTATATCAGACGTACTTCAAATGTGTCACAAGGTATGTGAAATGGCTCTTATGATGGATAATAAAAAGTAAAACGTATGGATAAATTAGAATATATTCCAGGAGATATAGTAAAAATTGAATATGGAAAAGCTACTGGAAAAATAGGTTTCGTAACAATTACTTTTTTAAGAAGAAAAGGTTGCTATAGTCTTGTTGTATTTATTGGTAAAGGGTTTCAAGGTTCTTCTAAAGACGATTGGATTCAAACTTATAATGATGAGGTATCTCCGATTCCTATCACTACTGAGATTCTAGAGAAGAATGGATGGAGAACACAAAACAGATGGTACTATTACTTAGATGTAGCAGAAGGGTTTATTTCTTATATTGGGATAGACTTTAAGCATAAATCTAATAAAGGTCATCTATATGTAGAGGTTGATGGAAATAATATGGTAGAGATACAATACTGCCACGAACTCCAGCATTTTCTCTTCGGTCTAGGACTTAACTCAGAAATGGAGGTGTAGGTATGAGTGTAGCAACACAAGTAAATTACCATTGCCCTTTCTACGGAAGAAAATGTTACCAATGCGGTTATTGGAATCGTAGAGGAAATGAATGTGAGATAATAACTCATCAAGACAGAAAGATTTGATGTTTAACCTAACATTTAAAGATATGACAAAAGAAGAATTAGAAGCAAAGGTTACTAAGAAACAAAATCTTATTAATGCTATAAATGACGAGATTCTTTCTTACGTAACGGAATACATTGAGGGCTTACCATACAAGGTTGGCGATAAAGTTAGCTGCTCTAGATGTGATGTTTGTTGGATTGAGACCATCACACCAGAACAATATAATAGTTACTATACAGGCGATATTGTAATAAGAATCAACCCAGCCAAGAAAGATGGCACTCGCTCGAATAGATTGTTTGTACTATTTGGCATGGAAATCGATAGCATCAAGAAGATTGATTAACCATCCTGCAAAGGATATAAATAGATAGTAATATGGAAATAATACCAGCTTGTATCAACTGTAAGCATATAAAACGACAATATGGCGTCTTATATTGTGATGTTGATAAGTCAAGAGTAGAAGAATCTGATTGTTGCGATGGTGATAATTGGAATTTTGAAAGTATATTTAAATAAACTAACCACCCTCTACTTGGCAACAGGGGGGGGAGGGAAGAAGAGAAAATGGAAGTATGGATAAGAAAGAGAAATCAATCAATAGTCATATTGGTAAGGCTATAGGCTATTCAGATAAAGCTCATTACGAGTTGCAAACCGCTCTAAATATTGCTTTGGAAGGAAAAGGGCTTAGTGACGAGGAAAAGGAACTTCTAAGCGTTGACTTTGCAACGGGACCAGAAGAAGCCGTAGAGCGTGTTGCTGATGGTAGTTGTAATGATGAACATACCAGTGCCTGGGATAGCTCAATTAGAGACTGCCGAATATCTGAGGTATATCGCATGACAGGTGAGCAGATACGTGAATATTTTAATTTGTAACTATGGATAAGAAGAAAGTTAAAGAGCTGATACAAGAAGTTATCAACAGCAATATTGATAGCTTGGAATTTGGATGCGATAAGCATAATGCTCCTTTGAGAAAGGCAAATAGCTTATTGCATGATGCTTTGATAGAGTTAGGAAAGTCAGACTGGGTATCTGTTGAGGATGGGTTGCCACCTTATGGAGAGAATGTTCTTGCTATATCAAAAGATGGGTATATGAATGTGTCTTACAGACGTAAGATTCCAAGAGATAAAATTAGTAGAGAGGTTATGGATGATAACGGATTCATTCTAAACTTCAATTTGCATTGTAGCACTATCACTCATTGGAAACCTATTGATAAGTTGGAGGAATAGTTATGGATAAAAACGTTTGTGATAACACATTAGTCTTTGGCAGTTGCCATGCTAGAAGCTGTATTGAAGTACCTTCTTTGAACGCAGGAAAGGCTAAATGGAAGGCTTTCTATGATAAGTTCCCTTGGCTTAAAGGTCAACCTTTCTATCTTAGACGTTCATGCTTCTGGGATGGAGGTGAAAGAAATCTGAAGGCAATAAAAATAAAACTTAAAAAGATATAGTTATGGCATGGGTAGCAGTTAATTATCATGGTGTGGAAGTTATTCTTTCAGATAGACCGAAGAAATTATTCCGTAGGTTATGGGGCAATGATAAAACCCAGATAATTCCTCTTCCACAAGGCTCTATCAAGAAGCTCATCGGAAGAGAGCTGTCTTGGCAAGATGAGCCAGTTGAACTTAAAGAAGAATAGCTTATGTTTGGATTTTATGTTATACTTACCCTAGCTGTTCTATATATAGCTTTTATGGGTGGAGTTATCGGTTATTTAATTGGTAAATATTGGAAGAGATAAATATGAGCATGCAAATATGTAAGGAAGCCTATCAAGAATTGATAGACGGAGATATAGAATGGCTTCTTAGACAGCCTAGAGACCTCGAAAGAGACCATATAGAGGCAGTGCTAAGAAAGAGTGTTGAACTTTTATACGGAAAGGAGAAATAGCTTATGTATAGACCGATTACAATGTATCAGATTGTTTGCGATAGATGCGGAGAAGTATTTGGCGGTACAGATACTTGCTCTGCACTATTCCACGACAAAAGTACTGATATTGAAGACTTCTCAAACTGGAAGATGATTGATGGTAAACACTATTGTCCTGTGTGCGATGGGGTGAGGTCATTAATGGAGTGTATACCTTTAAAGAAAAAATAGTTATGGCAACATATAGAATAGTAGATATGTATCGTAAAAGCAAGGCTGTTAGAGGCATACATTACGATTCTCAGGATAATCCAATCCTTGCTTATCGTGTAGATAAGAGACATTCATTGTTATTTGGACTTATCCATTATTGGGATTATGGTGCATATAACCTTTGCCCAGACTATTTGTTTTCTTCGATTGATAAAGCAGAAGAAGCTATATTGAAGGTAGATAAAAGTAAAAGAATAACAATTTTATATGAATAGCTTATGAAAATAAAAAACATAAAATTCAAGGCTAAGCAGCTCAACTCAGGAAAATGGTTTGAGGGCGATTTAGTACGTCTTGGGAATAGGGTATGTATAGGAGGAGACCATATAAAAGATGGTATAACTGACGTTGACCCTTCTACAGTCTGTATGTTCACAGGGTTGAAAGATTGTGAAGGAAATGAGATTTGGGAAGGTGATATTATAAGTAGCCCACACTTTGAAAGGGTAGCCACAGTAAAATGGGATGATTCTTTATGTGGTTTTAAATGTTCAGATGTTACTGGGAATATTAATTTTTCTTTTACAGCTATTGTTCACTGTTCTGAATGGTCAATTGTTGGTAATAAATTCGATAAAAAGAAGTAGCGTATGATTCTTAAAAAGAAAGATAAGCTAACGGCATATTGGGATAAGAAAGAGAACTGCATTGGTGCTTATCATCCTCTAGGGTTTATGACTCAAACAGATGCTCATTATCTTTTCGATAAGGTCTTCACCAAAGAGTTTGTCAAAGAAATGACTGATAGAGGATATGATGTTACAACGATGAAGTTTGAAATCTCTCCCAAGTTGCCGAACTATGAGCGATTCAACGGCTTATCAGAGAAGTATTACGGAAAGAAATAGTAGCGTATGAAGAATAAGATTTTAAACTTAATTAAGTCAGCCGTTTGGTTTGTCTTGTGTTTGTTTGTAGGAGCATTGATTTTTGAGGGCATTCGCTCTTTGGCTAATAGCAATGAACCTGCAAAGAAGATTGGTATGTCAGTATTCACAGAGGAAGGACACGATTATCTGGTTGTGGACACGAAACATGGTGTTTGCGTTATCCACGCTGAGAGTTGCCCTTGTCGTAAAAAGAAGTAGCGTATAGAAAATAATATGTTTGAAGATATTGTTGCTGAAGGCAATATAGTTGTGATAAATAATAATTGGATTGTGTTATGTAAGTGTTGGAAACCAGAATATCATAATCTGTTCTGTTATCTTTATCTCCATAAGGAATATAAGAATTTAATGGTAGGCTCTCATTTCACAATGACCGAGGATAAAAAGAAATCTACTCGGTTGGCTACCAACGAGGAGCGTCTTATGCTTTTTGAAGAAATGTTCAAGTATGGAATTACTTTCGATAAGCACGAACATCGTTTGATTGGAAAGTTAGTTGGTGTATGAAGATTAGATTAGCTAAGAAGATAATGAAGCAAGCTCGTCATCTAAGTACGGCAAGTGATTATTGGTACAGAAGATTAAGAGATTTTGAGTACAAAATATGCTATGGTTTTGTTGGTAAAAAAGACCACCGCATCACCAAGGCGATAAGTTTAACAAATAAAAAGAAATGAGATATGAATGAGTTTACAAAGATTTTCGCAAAGACAATAGAAGATGAAGCTATCAAACAGATAGAAACCCTATCTAATAGCGAGGCTTACAATAGTTGTAAAATAAGAATAATGCCAGATTGCCATGCAGGTAAAGGATGCACTATTGGCACGGTAATAGAGCTTGATAACAGAGTAGTTCCTAACACTGTTGGAGTAGATATAGGCTGCGGCATGAAAGTCGTAAGACTTGGTAAAGTTGATATTGACTTGCAGAAATTTGATGAAGCAGTCAATAAGTTGATTCCGTCTGGTTTTAATGTCAACGAGGGAGAAGTATCAGCCTGCATAAACGGATTGGTTGATGGTTGTATGTTTGGCAAATTCCGTGCTTGGGATTGTCTTGACAGCATGGAAATAGTATATCGTTCTGTTGGAAGTCTTGGCGGTGGCAATCACTTTATTGAGTTAGATGCAAATGAAGAAGGAGAGAAGTTTCTTGTGATACATACAGGAAGTAGAAACCTTGGTGTTAGGGTATGCAACTATTACCAAAAACTTGCCTACGAGTATTGCCGTAAGAAAATAGCTGATAAGTCTGAGGTTATTGCCAAGCTAAAAAGCGAAGGCAGAGAAAATGAGATACAGAGTGTTATTAAGTCATTAGGTACTAAAAATATAAGCAAGGAACTTTCTTACTTGGAATGTGATTTGCTCAATGACTACCTCAATGATATGCGCATAGTTCAAAAATATGCTGAACGAAACAGAATGATTATCGCCAACAGACTTGTAAATGCTTTAGGTGTAGATATTGATGCTAATTCAGATAAGTATTCTTTTACAACCATTCACAACTATATAGATACAGACAAGGGTATATTGCGAAAGGGAGCTATCAGTGCAAAAAAGGATGAGGTAGTCATTATCCCAATGAATATGCGTGATGGTTCTCTTATCTGCAAGGGAAAAGGAAACAAGGAATGGTTATGCTCAGCCCCACATGGAGCAGGTAGATTGATGTCTCGTACGCAAGCGAAGAAAGAGTTATCTATGGATTCTTACAAGAATGAAATGAATGGCATCTATTCTAGTTCTGTATGCGAAGAGACGATTGACGAAGCACCTATGGCATATAAATCAACAGAAGAGATTGTTGAGCTAATAAAACCTACGGTTGATGTGATAGATGTTATTAAACCAATTTACAACTTTAAAGCAAAATTATAATGAGCAAGGAAACATTTGACTTCTCGGAGGCTCTGAGAAGAATGAAGGAGGGGAAGAAAGTGAGACGTAAGATTTTTGCGGACGGCACATACGCATACATTGATAAGAACTATCTTGGTTCAGAGGCATTAATGTATAATAGCGTAGGAAGAGCTGCACCAGTTTTATGGTTACTTCCTGAGACTATTCTCGCAACAGACTGGGAGGAGGTGTAAGGATGAAAAAGAAAATATTGACCCTCACCATTAACAAGCAATGGTATCGCATGATTGTTGCTGGCGAAAAAAACGAGGAGTATCGTGAAATTAAGGCGTATTGGATAAACCGGTTAGTCGAAGCAAAATACGAAGGCTCTGACAAATATCGCAAGGTTACAATACACCCAGAATTTGATATGCTTATAAGTAATTCCAAACTCAAAGAGTTGCTTGAAAAGAAAACCGCTAGGTTCGTCCCATTCACCCACGTTCTCTTCATCAACGGCTACCGAAAGGATAGCCCACGAATTGAGAAGGAGATAGAGAGCATCACCATCGGTAAGCCAAAGAAAGGTTGGTGTTCCGATGAGTGGCTTGATACCGAGTTTTTTATCATTAAATTCAAGTGATATGAATTACATACAATGTGATGAATGTAAATATAGATTAGTCTGTAACGGAGAGCCACTTACTAGTGGAAGTACAGGAAGTTGCGACCATCGTGTTATCAGCAATACTCCTATATTCCCAAAGATTAAAACACCACCAGATGAAAGATACGCTGACATTTGGAATTGGTAAATATTCATAAATTAAGTTTAAGGGATATGAAAATAAAGAATTTACCTAAGAAGATTTATCTCAATATCTGTAGCAATGAAGATGAGGTAGATTACAATGAACTGAACGGGGTAACGTTCAGTACAGAAAAGATTGGTGTTACTGATTGTAACACAGAAAACGTTCCTTACGTGAATGCTGCATCATTATGGCACGACCTAAAGGAAGATAAGCCTCCATTAAGAAAGTGGGTGATGTTCCGATATAGTGGAGGTGGCGTAAATCCTACGGCTCTTCACTATGGAGCAATGAGTGATGATGTATGGATTGTCACTAGAGGAGACGGAACGCAGCGTATAGAAGTTCTGTACGAGTGCTACGATAAGATAGAGTGGCTTGATTTTGATGAACTAAAATAGTATGGCGGTTATGACAAACGAGGAATTTTGTAAGGCTCATATAGGTGAGCGAGTTCTTTTTAAAGGCAAGGATATTGGCGCATATGTGGCAGGGTATCTTGATAAGAAATATATCATCTTAGGATTTGATAACTTTGATGGTTGTATTTCTACCTTTACTCCAAGAGTATGTACGTATGTAAAAATATACAATTCATACCGATTCGCAAAGTTGAAGTATTTGGAAATTGTAAAACATTAACAATATGGGAGAATATAAATATACAAATAAAGAGGAAAGACCCATTCCAAAATATAGGAATGGTGATATTGCTTGGTATATTGATGAATGGTTTGAAGCCCCACAACGCTGTATAGTAAAGGGATGCTGCAACGTATCTTGGTTCGAGGGAAATGAGCTTAACCCTTCTGGCTGGTGGATAGATTACAAATATAAGCCCGACTATCGTGAACGAACTAAACAGCATACAATTAGAGAAGAAGAGCTTTTTGATACCGAGCAAGAGGCTTTAATTGCATTGTTCGAGAAGTTTAAAGATAAAGTAAAACGTAAAGTAGAATTCTTTAATAAAGAGTCAAAAAAGCTTGGTATTAAACAAGAGTTGCGATTGCTTTAAAAGGGTAGGGGAAGTTATTCTTCCCCTATCTCTTTTAAACCCAAATCTATTAATAGCTTATCCAATATTTCATTCACGTCATTACGGAAACTTCGGTAAGTAACATAATAGAAACTGATGTTTTTGTAATCATGGCTTACATTAGAACATGTACACCCCAAAACCTTAGCGATTTTTTCTCTTAACCCTCTTCTCATCTTAGAACCACCAAGGGCACTAGGAGAATAAAGGTAAAGAATAACAAAGATAAATTGCTTGCGTACCATTGTGGAATTCCGTCCAGCATGATAGCTCATAAACTTATCGTAAATATTGCCTACTTGCGATAAATCTTGCATCAATGGAATGGAAAGACTTATTTCTTCCTTGGATAAGATGGCCTTAGTTTCTCTAATCCATTTTATGCGTTCCATGATTTTCTTTAGATTCATTTCAATGTCTGGTTCTTTCATTCTTTTCTGTTTTTAGTTCAACATTTCATAAACAAAGTTAACCTCGTCTGCATCTATTTGTTTCCTAAACATTTCTATGTCGGAAACTACCAACGAGCAGTGCTCAAACGAACTCTGCCCATTGATAACTTTTTCTATTCTTGTTATTCGGTATCTCATTTTATTTCGATAAGTGTTAAAACACAATACCCCAATAAATCTTTATAGCTGTCTAGGACTGGCTCTTCTTTAGCTTCCTCGTCCAAAATCAGCAAAGAGCAAATACGATTAATCTTCTCTTGCAAATGACCGAAGGCATACGGATAACCATCCTTAGAGAAACATTCCGAGAAAGCGTTTCCATACCGCTTATTCTTGGTTTTGAAAAGCTCGATTTGCGACCCGATGATGTCGTTGTAATCTGAAACAATATACCAAGAGAGCGTAAGCAAGGCTTCCATCGCCATTACGCTGATATGGCTTCGTAATATATCTTTGTCTTCAGAAGATGCTCGTATCTCATACATAAGACGAAGGAAATTGGCTGCGCTTGAAAATAATCCTAGCTTTCCGAAGTCCTCCCTTAGAGATGACACGAAAGCGGCATTATCCTTGCATTCAATCATGTCTGCCAAATGTCTAATCACAAAGATATACTTGTTAGCATATTCGCAACATTCATTATTATTTTGTTCCACCATGTCCGTATCCTCCTCCACGATTATTTTCCATATTCAACTCTCCAAGTATGCAATCTGGATTTTCTACCTTGCGGAATGCACCCTGGCAAACACGAGTACCTTTCTTGACTACGAAAACATAATATTCGTAATCTGAATCTAGTTTGAATTTGCTATCCTTTGTCGGCATATAACGGTCGGAATTAACTCTATAAAGCGCACCAATATCGTTTCTATAGTCTTCATCGACCAGACCTAGACAAATATCAATGTCCGCTCTAACATTAGTCATGTAACCAACTTGTGTTTCGTTCTTGCCAATAAAGGCCACATCAACTTCCATACCTTTGTCAGTAAAGCCAGAACGTGAACGAATATCCAAACCAACACCTTTAGGAAGTTCAATTCCTAAATGTAGGTTGATGTTACCTCTACCCATTTTCACCCAAGGCATATTCAACACTACATCTTGTGGGCAGTAAAAATCAACTGCCGCTGCATTACCTTCCTTATAAGGAACACGACCACCTCGCAAGTCAAGTACATAAGCCTTGCCTTGTGCTACTAACTTCTTCATTAACTCTTTATCCATTATATATAAAGCCTAAATCATTTAAAGTTCTACAATTCTTAACCAGTCCTTTAGCCCATAAGTTACGCAACTCAGGTAACGGGTCTTTTCCGTACTCATTTTTTATGGTTGCTAAGGTCAAGATTTCCGGTTTAATATGTTTATCTCTTTTCTGCTGTCTTAGACCCTTCAGAATATTCTCCAAGTTCTCCATTGACGAAATCCTCCATTGTTATATTGTCAACCCCAAATTTATCAGCCAGAACATCGTTCCCAATAATCAGCCAATTAGATTTGTCTTTGAGAAACTCTATACTCTCGGTGCTTTTTGCAGCATCAACAAAAGTATCATCAATATTATCAGTAGAGCAATATGGAACTACCGCCTTATCTGCATACATGGCAATTTCGTATGTAATAACCGATACCATTTTCTTGAATGTTATATCGCTTGAATACATTACCTGGTTCTTGTCATATCCTAAGATATTGACACGGACTATATTATCATCTGCTTGCAACGCTCTAAAGAAATCGTGCTTTAGCTGAAAATCCGTAATATCTACAGAATGCTCATTACCCGATGGAATACTTATAACATCCAACAGGCTTACAAAAATAACTTTTTTAATCATTGTCTTCTTCTGTTAATAATTTATCTATTGTTTTTTCTAATTCGTCCAATCTCAGAGTATAATCCTCTTCGTAAACGCATGTCAATGTAGAAATAAAGAACTTATCATTATCTGTTCTCAATTCAATCTCCATGTATTCCTCGTAATAGCTATCGTATTTTATCGCTATCGAAAAGGAGTTCATGTAATCTGGGTTAAACCTTCTCTGTAAGGATTGTGCTCTTGTAAAAGCATCTTTAAATTCATCCGTCATGGCTTAATATTTTGTGTAAGCATTTCTCTGTTCTTTGCCATCGCATCGTGGAAGCCAATATCGTATCTGTCGGTTTGCTCCAGCTCATAATTCCGCTTTATGAGTTCACTTGTCTGATACGAACTCTTTGCTAGCTGAAGTTTAAAATAGATAAACTCAACGAACATTAACATAAAGCAAAGGATAAAACCGATAATCACCGCTACCTTTGTGTTCTCTTTACAGAACTTTACAATACACTTGGCAAGCCAGCATGTTGTACTAACTATGCCAACAAGTACAAGGTATGGAATTCGTATCAGAACCTTGCATAACATACCCATAGTACTCTTCGTATAAGATGCGAAATCCGTACTTGTAAAAATTAACTTTAACTTATTCATATTTTAGCCTATTTAATGTTTACCAAAAGTCTCTTATTAACGAACCACAACAAATCAATACCATTCATCATGCAATATCCGCAAAGCATGCCAATCAAGATTATAATCTTCTTGAACACTCGGTAATGTGTCATTTCAATCTTCAGCATAGACATCATTAAGTCTTCAAAGGAACGGTCTCTCATTGAATCTGGGTCTAGCCTCAACGATTTGACATTCATCTTGTACTTATTGGCCATTGAGAATAATGTAATAGCAAACTCTGCTAATTTGTCCTCTAGAGTTCCGGCAACGAGTTTCGAATATATTTCTATCGTGCCACGTCCGTTAACATTTTCATATTCCCAACGTTTGGCGTTGAAACGACCTTCGTATTTGCGCATTTCTACAATAGCGTCAATTACGTTGAATGTTTCTGCTCTTTGGGTCTGGCTAGCAACATCAAAGTTGCAAGCCTCTATAATCTGTTCTATTTCTGCTATCTCCATTTTACACTATTGAATCTAAGTCAAAATCATTAGACGGAATGAAAGCTACATGGTCTTTCTCCCTTGTCATCGTTTTCTCTCCAGTTCGCACGCAATTAATTTGCTTGGGATTTTTATGTCGTACCACAAATGTTCCAAAGCTACGTATCATAACACGGTCTCTGTTGCGCAACGATTGCTTTGTGAGGTCTATGAAATAATTCACAATGGCTTGAACATCATCCTTGCGGAACTTTTTGCCATTTACATCTCTAAGGTTCTTAATGATTGCCTTGACAATTTCTTCTTTCTTCATATTCTCTAAGTTTTTTATTCCCTAAACTTCTAATCAAGTCGTATGGGTCTATACCATATTTCTTAACGAAACATTCTCTTAGCTTGCATATAGCCTTAAAATCTGCATTTGTTGTATTCTTGACTATCATATAAGCTGAGTCTAATCTAATATCAGCTTTAGGAGCTTTTACCCGAAAAATCTTGTTGCCTTTCTCGTCTTCGATAAGTTCTATATTAACTTCCTCGCCCTTAGCTTTTTTTCTTGCCGCCCATTCTTCATAAGTGATGGCATTTTGCTTGATAGCCTCATCTTCTTTAGCCTCTTTCTCTTTCTGTATATTTGCCTCTACTGCTTTTATGGCATCTATACGATGGGAACAGAAAGTATTCAAGCTCTTTGTTATAACTTGCGGATTTGGCTTCTTGTAGAATTTCTCAAACTTTCCGGCAATAAACATCTTGAAGAAAGTAATCAGCTCGTTCAGATTAAGGAAATAATACTCATCCTTTATAGCATTTGCAGTCATTATCTTGATATTTTCAGTAGCCTCATTATTTACAAAGCCACAAATACCATAGACATCAGAAACCCATGCTACAAGCCATGTTATTGCACTTCCTTCTCCATAACACAAGTCAAGATAGGTAAGTGTTGGTGCGTTGCTTTTAAAAGCTTTCCCGATTGGCATCTTACTACCTACTTGGCTTGATGGAGAGAAAGACATTAGAACGTTATCGAATGTTCCGTACTCATTGAATATTCGTTGCTTTTCTCTGTTGATTGAGACGCTGCACGAGGTCGGCTGATTCTTGGTAATAGCCTTGCTCTGCGTCTTTATTAGTCCCTTGCTTTCTATCATCATAATTTCCTTCCAATACTTTAACAAAATTATTTGGTCTCATAATCCAATCAAAACTCGCCATCCATCCATTACTACCATTAAGGAATGAAGATGCTGCCGCCTTGTCAATCATCAACTTCATCTGCTCACTCCCATATTCTTTAAGCCGTGAATTAATCATTGACTTTCTCTTCGATGTCAGGGCATGAACTAGAGGCATTCCTCTTCCAGCGATAACCTTATTGAAATATTCGCAAACCTTTTTTGCTTTATCATCCACTTGTTGTACACTAGGGACGTTATTCAATGCTATTCGTTCAGGTTCATTCTTGTGTGGTTTAGATTCTTCGCCTTCAGCAAATTCTATGTTGTCTTCATGCTTCCAAATAAAGACTTTTCCGTTTCCGATAGATAACATTTGTTTCTCAAATAGCCCATCAATAGCTTTTTTTGTCTTTGCTACCGACATACCTATCTTATTCGATAATTCCTTGTTGCTCCCATATACATATCCGTCTTTGTCAGCATTAAATGACAGACGGACGAAAGCGACCAATTCATCTGCATCCAAGCTACATGCTTTTTCGTCTAATTTTACTACCATATCTTAAAAAAATGCATTTGTTAATTGTTTATTTCCACTCATTATTACCCACTTTCCTTTGCCGTTTTGGTCTAGCAATTTCAAGTCTTCAACTTTTCCGAACCTCTCATAAGTACCACAGAGGTCAACAAACCAAGGTTGTTTCCCTTTTGATAGTCTAAGAAGTCTTCCTACGACTTGATAATATTGCGCTAATGAACGTGTTGGCTTTGCATACACTACAGTATCTAACTCCGGATAATCAAAGCCTACGACCAAGATTTGGCTATTTACCAATACCTTAGTCTGCCCATTGCGGAATCGCTCGATGATAGCCTCACGCTCTTTAGGTGGTGTCTCTCCGCAGACCATTTCGCAATTAGGTATGGAATAGGTCAGCATCTGAGCTTCTTTAACGAACTTCGTAAAAACCAAGATACCTTTACGCTGTCCACCTCGTTTATGATTAAGCAATCTTATAACAACACTAACTAGCCATCCGTACAAATCTACACGTTCATATTCTTGCTTGACACTTTGATCAGTGTAATCACGGCAAGTTGAATTGAGCTGCAAGTTTCCTTCGTTCCATTGTGGTGGTGGGCATGTGTAATAGTTCGGAAGACAGATATATCCGTTCTTTGCCATATCCTCAACTTGAACATAGTAAATAAGCTCCTTGAAAATCTTGTCTCTACTTCTTGTCAGAAACTTCAGTATGCTACCATAGTTCTGATAGGAATACAGACGGAAAGGTGTTGCGGTTAAACCTATGACCTTGCTCTTTAATTTATCAAGAAACTCCTTATACATGCCGGATTCAGGTTTCACTAAATGAACCTCATCAATCAATATGTATTTGAAGTCAGTAAACAATTCGGGATGTCCTTTCACGCTACCAATTGTAGCAAAAGTAACATCGCTGATTTCTTTTGATTTAAAGCTAGCGGAATAGATGCTGGCATTATCAAATCCATAAGAACAATACTTCTTGTAGTTTTGTTCCAAAATTTCCTTAGTAGGAGAGAACACAAGCACTTTATCCTTGAGCCTAGCAGCTATATCTGCCAAAATCAATGATTTGCCCGATGCAGTAGGGAGCACTTCCAGAGCGTTCCAATTTTTCTTTTCATCCAAGAAAAACTCAACTGCCTTCTTGCTTGCTTCTTCTTGATATGGTCTTAATTTAAACTTCATTTCACAAATAATATGAAATCACTTTTGTTACTATATAGGAATGCACAAGTCTTATGCATAACAAAAGCCAATAGAAAAATGACCTTACAGTTTTTATGGTGTGTCTCACCAAGACGATTGCAAAGGTACGAAGAATAATTTAATAATGCAAATAAATTAGTGTCTATAACTGCGACTATAACATTATTTAAACCTTATTAATTGTCTTTTTCTTCATTCATTTTCAGAATTAGAGCCGCATAGTATTTATAGAGTTCCTGTAATTCAAACACCGACCAATTCTTTGCTTGATGCTTCATTACTTCCAGTAAATCGACTTGTTGTTCTCCGAGCCGCTTTACTTCTTCCATATCTAAAGGAACGTGAGGATGCTTTTGCAAATAAGCCAATCTTCCAAGCTTCATTACTAAATTCTTTCTATAACCGATAAGATGGTCAGAAGAGAATCTGTTGCATCGTTTGCATTCCGCATTCTGATTACGTGTATCAAAGCGCAAACTCATATGAGTTCGTCCGCAATAATGCCCATTGTCGGCTTGGTCGATTGGCAATATTCGTCCACAACTGATACATCTGAAGTACTTATAGTGAAACTCTCTAGAGTCTCTCATGCGGATATAAACCGACATAAGCCTATCTAGCTTGTCAACCCACTTTTGCTTCTCGCTCCTTTGGTGTTTAGGCTTCTTTCCACCTTTGTTGAATCTATCATAATATCCCATAATCTTTATCCTTTATCAAACCAAAAGTCATAGTTGCTGCTGTGGGGGTCGAACCCACAACCTTTTTCCGATTTGGGCGGACGTTCTACCATTGAACTAAGCAGCACCACCCCATAGGGGGATTTCAAACTAATTAAATAATAAGAAAAATGAAAAGCCTTACTCCTTTGGTTTACCCATATGCAAGAAAACATCCATGATTGATGTTTCCTTAAGGCTTGTAATATTGTAATCAATCATAGTCTTACCCATAATCTCATCTACATTCTTACGAGCCTTCTCAATGGTATCACCCTGCACAAGATAACGAACCTTGGTCTTCCTCTCCTTGCCAGATTTTTCGTCAATAGTAATCATGTTAATACTGCAATCGTAGTATTTATCCTCACTATCTACCTCTGAAAGGAACAACTCAGAGAAACCAGCTTTCTTCATAGTGACAATCTCCATATCACCATTTGTGTATACCGCCATTTCTTCTGTAGTCTTAGCCTCGCATTCTGACCATGACAAGGCATCTACAACATATTGCTCTGTAGTTTTAGCGTTCGTTCCGTCTTCTAGAGTTTTCTCATAACGAACACCTACGATAAAATACTTTCCTGTTAATGATTTCATATTCTTTATTTTTATGTTAGAGAATGTGGTATCGGTGAGGCTTGAACTCACGACCTAATGTTTAGGAAACATTTGTTCTATCCAACTGAGCTACGACACCAAGCATCCTATAAAAACTCTTTATTTAATTCTGCTTGCCTCTCCACCTGCGTCTGCCATACCATATAAGCATGGTCTTGTGGAGTAGGTATGTATAATCCTCTTTCCATAGAGCAATGATGAAGCCATCGGTCTATACATAAAGACATTTCTTCTTTGTCAAGGTCTGGTATGTGCCTCCAATATTGGAAGGTCTTGCCTTGCTTATTCTCACGCTCCCTAAGAAAAACATCCTTATTTACACGTTTGAACTCTTGTTCGATATAGTCCTTAGTATATCCTTCTTCAATAGCTACGTAAGTGATTGTTACCCACAGATAAGCATTCTGCTGGATTGTCCTAGATTGTTGCCTCTCTTTAAGGTCAACAACAAAGAACTTCTCATTATAATAATCACCTTGTAGTTTCTTGGCTTTGGTTATCATAGCCTTGGTTCGTTCCTCGAACTTTTCAAGCTCGACCGGATTCAACATATTATATACCATCTTTCTTTAATGAAAGGTGGAGAAAATTAATTCTCCACCATAATAAGTTTAAAATGGCGCATCAGATGTGTTAGTGCCACTCGGCTGCGCTGGTGGAATTGGTGCTGAACCTGCGGCTGGAGCTTGTGGTGGAAAAGGATTATTAGCAGCAGCTTGCATGCCACCTTGTGGCGCATTGTTCTGTGCTTCAATCTTTTGCATCTTGTAGCCACGAACAGATGTAAACCAGTCTGTTGTGCCATCCTTCTTTGTTCCTTGATATGATTCAACGTCAAAGAATACTTCAGCAATATCCCCGACATTAAAACCATCCGGTACATGTACATTCTTACCACTGAATTCAAAGATGATGCGCTTTTCGTAGCCACGTTCACCTGTCAAACCATCGAAACGTGTTGCATCAAGCATCAAACGTCTCTTTTCAAATGGTTCTTTACCTTGTCTCTGAATAGATTGAATGCCTTCGATAGCAACAATCTTACCTTTATAACTATTAGACATAACTTAAAATATTTAATAAAACAATAAATTATCCAACTCTTTTCAAGGTCAAACTAGGCTTTACCTTAGTTACCTTTTTATACTTTTTCAATAGATGGTTGTAAGCTTCTTCGTCATCCGCATCAAAAGCCTTCGTGTCTAACGTAACCCTCTCAGAAGCAGACTTCAATGAATAAGTGTAAATTGAAGTTTTATAAGACGTTAGGTTGTCATTTGACATACCATCAAAGATAGCTGCCTTCAACTCCTTTTCCTGTTCTTGCAATTTAGCAATGCGCTCTTGAACGTCCATGAGTGCGATTTCGTTATCTATAATGTAATAAGGTGTTTTTGTATCATCATTATACAAACGACCTTCTTTCTCGCATCGGAACAATTCTTTAACATCACTCGCTGGTCTTGGCTTGCCTAATGGGATGAGTTTACAGATTGTTCCACGCTTCTCGTCATCACGCAACCACATACAACATATACGTGTAACCTTCAGATGAGGATTCAATGTTTCGAAACCGAACTTATACATCGAGTTCTGCCAACGCACATACTCCTTATTAACGGAATAAGTACCCTTAATATCCCAAATCTCAACCTCATCGTCCGGTGCATCATCCTTGTGCATCACCAAGTCGATTGCACTTGCATGGTCTTCTCCGATTCGAAGGACATATTCGCTACCTATAATCTCATATCCATTCTTCTTGATATAAGCGACAAAATCCTTGACACTCTCTGAGGCTGGCTCAATACCCAATGAAGCAAACAACTCTACCTGCTCATGGATAATAGTGCCTTTTTCGGCAGCTTTCTTCAATACCTCTTCGCTTACGTTAGAGTACATATTGGGAAATACATACTGATGAAGCATACCTGTAATGCCACTTAATTCACGACCAACATAAAAGTATTGATGTGTGGAGTCCTCATAAAGAACTCCACTGTTATTCAATTGTATCATACTAATCTTGATTTAAATTGTGTCAACTTAGCTAAGAACTCTGCATTCTTTTGATATTCGGGATAAGCATCATAAACAGCTTTTAAATCCTTCTTGCTCTGTGCTAGTTCCATCTTTCGTAATGCACATTTGCGTTTAAACTCTTCGGACTTCTGAAGGTCTGGGAATCCGTTCCAAACTCTATCTACGTCCTCCCAAATTTGAGCCTGTTGCAATTGTGGATAAGCATATTGTTTTTGCTCATTAAGATTTTCGTCTTTTTCTTCCTCGCTCTTTGGGGCTGGTTCTGAGTAACCATATACTTCTTTCTGCTCATTCATCCATTCAAGAACTTCTTGTTCTGTCATGCCGCAATACCAACGCACAATGTTATTCTCATCTTGAATAATAAGTTTGGCAATACATCTGTTTGTATAACCTACATATCCAACATGGAAAATTGTCTTCAACTTTCCGCTTTGAGAATATTCGGTGTTTCGGTTGAGGTTGATGAATATCTTCTTGGGAGCAGTATACAATTCTCGACCGATACCTAAACAAGAGCATGCACGCTTGAAAGAATCACTTGCTTGGCCTTTAACGGCTTCAGTGTTACTTGGCGTACCAACATCTTGCTTATCTATCCAACCGATGCCTTCTTTATAAACGGAAACCGTACAAAAGAGGTTCTGACCGATAAGCTCATGTTTACGTTTCCAACCATAGATGCCGAACTTCTCATCTAATCGTCTCATGTCACATCTTGCGTCCTTGTAAAGCAACAAGGAACACCAGTCCGGTGACTTCTGATTACCACCTTGACCAACACGGACTTCTATCTCATCTGCATCAAGGAGGCGAAACTCATAATCCTTAATTTCTACGCTCTGCCCTTCTACAGGCTTCGCTGCCTTATTCTCTGCCATAGTCGTATATTTTAAATAATCATTTTCTTTATCTGACAAGAAACAACAAGTTCATTGATTTCTTTGAGAGAATAATATCTAGGTGAGTTTTTACTATCACCTACATATTCTTTCATTAACCTATTCTTGACCCATTTGTCAATCATCTGTTTTTCGAATCCTTTTGATGCAAGATAGCATTCGGCATCCTTTCTGCGTATCTTGTCGGAACGCAAGCCCATTTCGAATTGGGCATCCATCCGTCCCGCTTGAAATGCGATAGATACTAATTGCTTAATCTCGCTTAATGACATATTCTTTCTACAGTTTTTATGGTGTGTCTCACCTTTTTATGTAATATTGCAAAAAATATATTAAATTTCTTGCAAGTTACGATATTTTTATGTATATTTGCAACATATTTAATGTTTACGAGTGCAAAGATAAGAAAAGTATCGCAAATATGCAAATAAATTAGTGTTTAAATATACTATATTAACCTTTATTATCTTTAAACTCTAAATGTTTACATAAATTAAGTTACACATGCGCTTACTGCGTATTAAATTTTAGGTTATGAATAGTGCATACGAAAGACTGAAGGCTGTAATCACTGCTTTGGGTTACACTTCAAATGAAAAATTCGAGGATACCGTAGGCTTAGGACATGGCTTCGTAAGCCGTATAACTAATCGTGTATCTTCCAAAAGCTTGCAAGCTATAACGAGAAAATTTCCGCAGGTAAATCCAAGTTATATTAGGACAGGAATGGGGGAAATGTTCATCTCTTCACCTATAAAGGTAAGCGAAAACGAAAACGCAAAGACTAGACTGCGTGAGTATCTTAAATATAAAGGAATTACCAAACGTGAATTTTGCGACAAAGCCGATGTGGCCTCTAACTTTCCAATCATAGGGAAAAATGGTGTGTTCACGGCAAGGGTATCTTATAGAGTAAATTCTAAATTTCCAGATCTTAATATGGATTGGCTAGCTAATGGAGCTGGTGAAATGTTGCAGCCGGAGGCTAATATTGAAAAATTCAACAACTACAAAAGCAGAATTGCGCCATTCTGTACGGAGATGGGAATTAGTACTACATTCTTCTTGCGGAAGTGTAAGAGCTATACCAGTGCAATTAACAGATTGCCGGATATGCCTAGCGAGACTTTCTTGAAGAATATCTCTTTGGCTTACCCTCAGCTAAATCTGAATTGGCTTAAGACCGGAGAAGGAAAGATGTTTAACGATGACATCAAATCGAATATCAATTCAAGCGTCAGCTTTGTTCCTCTTGTTCCACAGATGGCTTATGCAGGTTATCTCAGCGGATATGCAGATGATGTATATATATCATCGCTCCCAACAATCCCTATTGTAAAGGAAGATAAAGAAAAGTACGTAGCATTCGAGGTAAGCGGTGATTCTATGGATGATGGCTCGTCTAGAGCTTATCAGAATGGAGACATCGTTATATGTAAAGTCTGCCCTGACTACATGGTAAAGAGCAATGGACTTCATATAGACGGAAAGGAATATATCATAGTTCATAAAGAAGGTATTCTATTGAAGCGTATCATTGACTTGGATATGAATAATGGAAAGCTTATATTGCGTTCCTTTAATCCTACCTATCGTGATTTAGAGTTGGATTTAGCTGATGTGAAGCAGCTCTTAGTTGTGGAATATCAGCAGAAAAGGAAATGATAATGTAAAGTATATTTGTATGTTCTGTGGAGTAGGCTTGCGTAAAATGTCGCAAAATTGCCGCAAAATGATTATTCGCCTATAGCGTAAGTCGCTATTGTTTAGATATTTTATTGGTGTTCCATATAACAGCCTTCTAAGCTGTGGGTCTTGGGTTCGAACCCCAACGGAATCACGATAAAAATAAACAAGAAATGGTGAAATAATCGTATAGGTTGTTTCACCATTTTTCTTTATAAATGACTATAAAATAGGCGTTTATAAACGTATAATGAACTTATGCTTATGAAACAGAAACGATTTATTAGAAGATTTTAAAATTCCACAAGTAGGCTCTGAGAACTACAAGTAAAGTGTAAAATTGCCGCAAAATTGCCGCATTTTCCGCAAAATTGCCGCAAAATATTGTAAATTTAAAGGAAAAAATATTATGGCTACAATAACATACGAGCTTGGAAAACCAAAGCAAGACAAGACAAGAAAGGTGTCTATTGTTCTTTCTCATAAGGGACAGAGAAAAAGATTTCCTACCAATATAGTTGTTTCCGACTCAGACTTGTCTAGAGCCGGAAAGATTTCTTCACGTAAGATATTGAAGACGATAGAAGATAAAATGAATGTTATGAAGGATGCACTCTATGACTTAGAGGTAGACTTGCTAGGTAAAGATGTGGATATTGATTGGATATGTGAGCATTTGATTGATATAGGCAACAAGACAGAGGATTTAGACTTCTTTTCCTTTACCGAAGAGTGGGTTGAGAAATCCGACAATAAGGGAAAGAAGAATTATCTGATTATGCTCAATTCCCTTGCACGCTATAATGGTTGCCGTAAGCTGCCGTTTTCTCTCATAGACTACAGATTCCTAAACGGATATAAGAAATTCCTAGATGGTCATCCTAGGGCGCAATCCTTATACTTGGGCAATATGCGGCATATCTTCAATGAAGCTATCAAAGAATATAATACGAATGGAAATGATATTATCCAAAGTAATCCTTTTGATAAATTCTCCGTTCCGAGGGATATTCCGCAGACAAAAGATAGAGTAATCAGTGAAGAGAACCTTGTAAGAGTATTTGATTTCAAGGGGACTAGACGTGTAGGTATGGCAAGGGATTGTTATGTACTCTCGTTCTTTCTGATGGGAATGAACTCTGTTGACATATATGAATGTGTCAGCTATAATAAGGGCGTACTCGCCTACGATAGAGCTAAAACTAGAGATAGGAGAAACGATAATGCCCACATAGAAATTGTCGTACCTGACATCATCAAACCTTTGTTCCGAAAATATAAGGGAACAACAAGGGTCTTTGATTTCTATCAGAAATATAGCAATGCAGCCAATTTCAATAAGCATATAAATAAGGGATTGCATTTCATAGCTGACGAACTGGGCATTCCTCGTTTCGATTTCTACTCAGCCCGTCATACTTGGGCATCTATAGCAAGAAATAAACTAGGTATTGATAAGTATACCATTCACGAAGCACTCAATCACGTTTCGCAGTTAGATGTTACTGATATTTATATTCAAAAGGACTTTACGAATATCAATAAGGCAAACGAAAAGGTTGTTGAATATGTAACGGAATTGATAAAAAAGACGAAGAACGATGCTTGATTCTTTAGAGAGAGGGGAAATATTAATCTTCCCCCTCTTTCTTGTTGTTATCCTTATCCTTTTTGTCCATTTTTGCACCTGTAGCTTTCATAATAGCCTTCAGAGCATCTTCGAAGTTCAAGGAGTCCTTACAGCCATTAGGGTGTTTCTCCCACCAGTCAGGGTCAACCCAACGCATAGCCTTGTCATACCAAGTTTGGTCGACGGATGTTTTCTTACCATCTTGACTGATTAACAGATACCCACCTTGCCCATCGCTAGCAATTCGCTGAACTTGTTCAAGGTTGACCCACGTCTTTTGTTTTTCGCTATATACCCACATAATTATATGATTTAAATTATTTTTATTCCTATTGTGCAAAAGTACAGCGAAGTCTTAAAAATACCAAATAAAACCTATTTGTATGTTTCAAGTTTGACCAAATGTGAGTTATTTTGTGTATCTTTGCAGAAAATTCTTAAAATATGATACAAAGATTTACGGAAATGTACTACGATGATGCGGTGCGCTTCGCGCAGTACATACAAGCTACTGAAGGTGGCGAAATAGAACTTGTAAAAGAAGATGCCGATGGTTTTCCTCTTCCCCCTAAGCATAAGATATTTGGTAACATGGTTAATTGTCTGAAGGTAAGGAACTTTGAAATTGCTTATTTAGAGCAAAGAAGAAACCCCGATGATGACAAGAAACATCGTAATCGAAATCTCTATCGCTATATAATGGGGCAGAAGATTAAAGAGGTTAGAGAACTTAGTGGTATAACATTGGAGGAACTGGCAGAAAAGTCCGGTTATAAGCCTAACAACATTCGTAATATTGAGATGGGGCGTTTTAATGCCGATATTGATACGTTATGTAATATTGTTGAGGCTATGGATGCCCATTTTGAGGTGATGAAGAATTAAAAGTTCTTTCGATATATAAAATATGTTTAAATATAAAAACAAAAGCATTAAAAAACTTGCAAAATTAAGGTGTTATTCTTATCTTTGCATCGTAATATAAAAAGGTGAGACACACCGAAACAACTGTATCGGATTATGAATAAAGCATATTTGATTTTCAGCAAGAACACAAGCATTCAAGAATGTTGTACTTGGTTTCGTTATCGTGACGAAGCTTTAAGATACAATAAAGAACATTTTGAGAACGTGTTTAAGGTACTGCCACATGAGTTTGATTCTTTGAAAGATGTTGACCCTTGCGAGCCGACAGAGTTCACGAAGTCTTCAAGATGCGAGCATTGCTGGAGAAAGATTAAGAATGATTATCTAAAACATATAGGAGATATGAATATGAAGAAAGAAGAAAAGTTTGTCATTGATGATTCTCAGAATTACAAAGATATGTTTAGCAAAAAGGAACGGATGCAAATTAATAAGGCAACCAAACCTTTAGAGAACAAGTAATTTTCACCATTTATTAAAAGTGAGTTTAATAACCCGAACGCATTTGCTTGGATGGAAGAATTATGCTATCTTTGCATTGCGTTCCTTGAAATAATTAATTATGAGTAATAACAAAGAAGATTTTGATGCGCAGGTAAGCGCATTTAAAGAGAAGTATCCCGATTTCAAGCCAGCCAAGGCTATTGAAGTTCTTAACTTGATTATGACAAGAAAGAATGCCAAGGAGATTCTTGAAGGAAAGAAGCAAGTTGAGTATCGAGCCTATACAGACCATTATATTGGTCGTTTGTTCGACAAGGATGTTTTGGAGTTCCTTAAGAAGCATGGTGAAGAAGAGGATGTTATCAAAGCGCAGGAGGATGGTATTGTTGACCCTTTGCGAGTAGTAAAGACAATCCACTTCCATGATTATAACAACTCGTGGTATCTTGATTGTGATGTTTTGGTGAATGATACTTGTATCGTTATGAAAGAAGATATTGATTTTCTTCACGAAAAGTATGATAGCCATGATTTGGATGAAATGTACGAAGCGTTGGAGCTTAAAAAGGAAAAAGAGCGTCCTTTGTTTTTCTTCTTTGTTATTGACAAGGTAACAGAAACGACTCTAAAGTAGGTGGGCGTAAGTCCACCGAGCCTAGATAATTCCCCAAGGGGAGTAGTTTATGATTCGTGGACTTAAAACGTTACAACTATGTCAGAGGCATCAAAAGGTTATCGTTATTCTCAATGGAGAGCGGTAACAAATCGTACAACTGGTCTTAGGGCTGGTGAAAGACGTGAACGTGGCAGAAATGTTGAGTACCGAAACACAGGCGCACAAGGAACTACTTATGGTGGTGCTATGCGTACTTTGGCAGCACGTACCGCAGCTAACAATGTCACAGAACGTGTAAACCGCAGACTTAGAAGAGGTTAAAAGTCAAGAGGGGTAGAATGAATTAACTTTCATTCACCCCTTGTTTTTAAGGAGAATAATGTATGCAAGAACTAAAAAGAGCAAGAGAAATCATTGATGATGTTTCCAAGGAGACAGATAGTATATTACTTTTCCATTCTCTGAGTGGAAAGGATTCTATCGTATTGCTTGACTTATGCTACAAGAAGTTCAAGAGAGTTGTGGTAGTATTCATGTATATAGTAAAAGACTTGGAACATATTATGCGTTACTATAATTACGCTAAAACCAAGTACCCGAACATTGAGTTTGTTCAAGTTCCTCATTATGCTTTATTTTATGATATAAAAACCGGATATATGGGAATAAAACAAGACCCTAAGCAAAGACAATGGACTTTAGCTGATATAACCGAAAAACTCAGGAAGAGACTTGGTGTAGAGTGGGCTTGTTATGGATTTAAACAATCCGATTCTTTGAACAGACGGCTTATGCTTAGAAGTTATACGGATGGAAAGGAAGCTATCAATTGGAAGACGAAGAAATTCTATCCTTTATCTACATATAAAAACCAGGAAATAATGGATTATATTCTTGACCATCGTTTAAAGAACCCAGAAGCAAATGGAACGAATAAACAAAGTTCAGGAGTTGATGTTGAGGATATTGAGTATCAGAAATTTCTCAAAGAGTTTTATCCGGCAGATTTAGAGAAAATATACAAGGTATTCCCAATGGCAAGGATAGTTCTGTTGAAAGCTGATAAAAACAAGGAGGAACTGAAATGAAAAAAGGAAGTGAAACAAAGATAATCAAGAGGTCTCAAATAAACTTGAACCCTTGCAACCCGAAGGTACATACCGATGCGGACATTAAACAGCAAAAAGCCAATATTAAGAAAGTTGGTCTCATTGGGGGTATTCAATGGAATGAGACAACTGGAAATCTCATAGATGGGCATAAACGAGTGATGAGCGTTGACCTTATCCAAGGTTATGATGGTACTCCCGAAACTGATTATGACATCAAGGTAGAAGCCGTTGATTTTGACGAAAAGACCGAGAAAGAGCAATTGTTGTTTATGGCGAAGTCGCAAGACCCGATAGATTACAACTTGGTTGCCAAGAACTTTAGTATAGATGAAATAGACTTCAAGGCTGCTGGCTTCACGGAACAGGATACTGAACAAATCAAGATGTTGCAAGATGATTTGGAAGCATCATTGAAGGATTCGGGCATGGATGACTTTAGCGAGGATTTCTTGAATGAACCTATAATTTCAGTTACTACCCCAACGCCAATGACCGAATTACCCAACATCGAAAAAACATCTGAAGAGATTGTAGCCGAGCACGCAGCTAAGCCAAAGATGACAAAGGAAGATGTCAAGGATCAGAAACAGCATTGTACTGATGTCGGAAAGAAAAGAAAGGAAGATATTGATAACTTCATTTTCATTGATTTCGAAAGTTTTGAGCAAAAACGGCTTTTCTGTGATATGTTGCACATGGAAGCCGCTAACTCTATGCGTATTTCCGGAAGTCAGATTTTAGGTTTGTTGTAAATATGGGACGCAAGCGAATAAAGCCTCTAGTTGTTAGGAAGAACCCTATAGATGTTGCCAATATGGTAATTGATATGGCTAGGGAACAGAGTCCGGATTGCATTGTTATGATGTCACTTGGCAAGGACTCCATTGTTACATTGGACTTATTATATGATAAGTTTGAGCGGATAGTATGTGTATTTATGTATCTTGTAAAAGACTTAGAGCATATACAACGATGGATAAACTGGCTGAAGGCTAGATACCCAAAGATAGAGTTCGAGCAGATACCACATTGGAATACAACATACAATCTTCATTATGGAGTTTATTGCGTTCCGAATCCAAAAGTAAAGGTTCTTAATCTTTCTATGGTAGTAAAAGCCTTAAAAAAGCGTTTCGGAATAGAATACGTATTCTTTGGTATGAAGAAAGCAGACTCGATGAACCGAAGTCTTATGTTGAAGTCGTATGAGGATGAAAATTACATTCATGGTGGAAATTGTTATCCTCTTGCTGATTTTACTCAAAAGCAAATCTTGCAATATATGAAACATCGGCATCTGCCTAAGCCGATAATGTACTCCAGAGCATTGCGCTCTGAGAATGCAGAGGTTGGGAATGCGTCGGGCGGTTTGTCTTTGGACTTGGATTGTTTTGCATGGCTAAGGGATAATGCACCCGAAGACTTAGAACGTATATATAAGGTATTTCCACAAAGTAGGGTAATACTCTACAGGTATGACAACAGATAATGTTCTTTTTAATTTATATATAATAATGTATTATCTTCTTTATATGTATTGGCAGGCTTGTGAAAGTCTGCCTTTATTGTTAATGCATGTAATATAGAAACATTATAGGTAAATAAAGGTTAAATAAATAAAGAAAAACCATAAAACATTTGCATGTTGGAAAATTATTTTGTATCTTTGCAATGTCTTTAAGAGATACTTGAAGATTTGTCGCAAGACAAGTTTCTTGCAAGATAGTGCAGAGCGAGCACATTAAAAACTAGTACAATTGTTATGAAGATGATTACCGAAAAGCAGAAGAAGTTCATCAATGATATTAAAGGTGTTATTACAGAAAATGGTATTAATGCTATTGATGCATTGGACTTGAATAAGTTTACTTGCTATGATGCATCTAAGCTTATTGGTGGTTTGCTTGGTCTTAGGGATTGTTACAAGGCGATTTCTAGAGGCGCATGTGTAACTAGTACGGCATATTGCGATGAGGCTTTAGATAATGTCTTTAATACAATTGAAAAGTATAAATAATAAAAAAAGGTGAGACACACCGCAAAAACTGTCTAAGAGAATGAATAGCAAAGAATTAGTAAGAAATATGATAGCTTTCTTAAATGAGCGTCACGATATGGATTGCGCCACGTTACGTCAGCGTTTTGCAGTATGCTATGGTATGAGTGAAGACGAGGCAGAGAAAGTTATTTTGGAGCTGACAATGCTTCAGATATTTGCAGAAAATTTTGGTGTTGAAATTTAAAACTTTGAGATTATGGATAAGAATACTGCATATAGAGTAATAAGCCAATTTAGGGCAAATAATTGCAAGAGTGGAGCTTTGGCTATTGCTTTGGATGAAGCATTGAAAGCTTTGAAGCCAGTGGCTACAAATAACGTTTATGTCATTAGGTTGGAGATATTGGGGACTACGTTATCTACATTATGGTTAGAAACATCTAACGATAAGAAAAAGATGCAAGCGCATATTGCAGAATGGAGAAGTAAGATAGTAGAGCGATGTAAGGACGATAACAATTCTTTCGAGTTTGATTTTCAACATGGGAGTCCTTATAATTTCACAGCAAACAAGAAGAATTGCAATGAGTTGCCTTTTTACTTTGATGGTAAACATTATTGCTTTACGATATTAGAGGGCTATAAAAGCCTTAAAAGCAAATATGAGCAGAGTATTGAGCACGATATGGATGCCGTTCAAGATATGATGTCTTATTTAAATTTATAGAGCATGAAGTTATACGAGGTAGGCTGCATCGTCAAAGAGGTGCAGCCAAAGAATGGAGAAAAGATTTCTTTAGAGGAGGCTCAGGCTTTAGTTGGTGGTTATGTCGAGTTGGTTCATCTTGATGATAATAACATATTATTGTGCGATGAAGATGGACTTCTCAAACATAAACCTATAAATACTTTGGCTACAATACAAGCGAAGAGGCTTGGCTGGAAAGGTATTTGTTGTTTGGTTGGGAGCGTTTTATTTTTAAAGGACAAGGAGTTTTAGTTATGAGTAAGGCAAGAAAGAATGATGTGAATAAGGATATACCCGAAGAGCGAATAACTCTTAGGGTATTGAAGAATTATTCAAAAATGCAAGAAGAATTATGTCATCTTCGTAAGAAAACACGTGAACAAGGCTACAGACTTAATGAACTCAACAATCAGCTACAGAGGCTTCACTCGAAAGAAGTTAGATATGAGTTAGAGAAGTACAGAAAGTTACTCTTAGAGCGTGATGAGTTGCGTGAGAAGAATAAGGCTTTGGAACAGGTGGTAAAGCAATACGATGGATTAAAAAGTTCTTTTACTAGCGAATTGAACGAAAAAGAGGAGGGTAGAGAATGATTATAGGTTCAATGACAGGGCGTGAACTCTTTGATATATTCAAGAAGGATAAGCCTATGCTAGAAAAGTTTGCTATCGAAAAAGCAAAGAAACTCATCCGTGAGCTTCGTAAGGGAATGGGACGATACACAACTCAGTGTTATGATTTCAAGACGAAAGACGCTACCGAGTACAAAGTATGCGTGTTTGTAGATAGAGGGAACATAAGACAATTCTATTTTGACATGTTTATCTATTGCAAGGAAACGAACGATTACGTATGTGCTACTTCCTTGTTGGACGAAGAGAATAGTGCAGAGCAGTTCAGTTATACGCCTCATTTCTTGCGGAGATATGCCGAGCGAGCATTGGGAATAGAGAACATGCCAATTAATAGGGTGCTTGCTCACATCGAAAGAGAAGTAGGCTATACGGTACTTATTTATAAGAATGATACAAGTAAGGTTGTTGCTACAAGTATGGGGCTTTATCTGCAAAAGATTGACAAAAGGCGAGGTATCAATATATGCAAGACTTTTGTTAGTGTTGACATGCTTAAAACCTCCCAAATTAAAGCGTATATGGTTGTTGCGGACTTAATTGAAGAGTATTCAGAACGATACAATAAAGTTCAAAGGAATGATAATGTACGAGTAGATTTCGCTAATGATTGTTTGAGAAGAGGTATTACTGAAAAAGATTTGGTTAATGCCTATGGTGAATATTTTAAGAACAAAAAATAAAAGAAAGGGTTTCGTATGGAGAGAATGACAAGAAATGATGCCGCTGCTTATTTAGGTGTTGACCCTCAGACGATTACGAACTGGGTTAACAAGGGCTTGCTTGGAGGCTACAATGATAAAAGCAGTAAACGCTTTTGGGTGAATGCCGATGATGTTAAGAAGTATTCCGAGAAATACAAGATGTTATCTGTCTCAGAGGATTTACTTGAAAGAGAGCGGAAAGAGTTGTTGGCAAGTGAGCGCAAGGTAAATGCTAAGATACAAATGTTAATGCATGATGCGTTGAACGTTTCTTCTTTCAGCTATGACAAAATAGGTAGTTCACTTTGTATGTTATTGGAGTTAACGGCACAATACGGATTACGAGAGAAAAAGATTATGCAAGCATTTTTCAATGGAGACCGAATTAGTGATATAGCCGATAATTTTGAACTTTCAAGAGAAAGGGTGCGCCAGATTGTTATTAAGGCTATCCGGAAGTTCAACTATGCGATTGAAGAATTTGTAGACTTGAAGATGGAGAACAATTCCTTGAAAGAGGAAATTAAGAATGTAAAAATGCAGTTTATTATGCAAGAGGATGAAAAAGAAGAAGAACAACCTGAAGATGTTCCCCCTTCATTGTTCTCCATCAGATTAGTTAATTGTAATTTACCGGTTCGTGTCCTTAATGTGACAAAGGCAGCCGACATAGATACTATTGGAGACTTGGTACAATATTCCAAGCTCGATATGATAAAATTCCGAAACTTCGGAAAGAAAAGCCTTATGCAATTGGATGAATTTATTCACGAAATGGGATTGGAATGGGGCATGGATAAGGCTAAGATATATGCAAGGGGTATTCAGCGGATGAAAGATGACTGTTATATTGAAGAGTTGTTTGGAAAGCATCTTGCGGATATAACAAGCGATATTGAGAAAAAGTATAATCTTTCTCCGGCTGAGGCTATGAAGAGAGCTTATAGTGAAATGAAGAGATATGTAGGATTTAAAGAGAAGAGTAATGAATGAAGTATATAATTCTAGTTTCCGCAACACTATAATTTAATATTTTTTATAAGCACCTGAGCAACAAAAAGTTGCTCAGGATTTTGCCATGTCAGAAATTTCACTTATCTTAGTGTTGCAAAATAAAAACAAACAAAATTCTGAATGACATGGCAAAAGTACAAATAAAATCTGAGAAACTCACTCCTTTTGGGGGAATTTTTTCGATTATGGA